CTCGACCCGGCACGGCTCGAAGCTCTGATGGATCAGATCCTCGAACGCCGCGACGAGTGGGTCAACCAGCGCCGCGAGCATGTCGCCGATCTTGAGCGGCGGGCGACCGAGGCGGAAGCCAAGCTCAAGCGCCTCTATGACGCGATTGAGAACGGGGTGATCGACGTGAGCGACCCTTCGCTGAAAGATCGCATTGCCGAGCTGACCGCGACGCGGGACCAAGCCAAGGGCGATTCCGAGCGCGCCTTGGCGCATATCGTGAAGATCGGCCCGGCGATCACGCCCGAGAGCCTGCGTGCGTTCGCGGCCGCCCTTCGCAAGAAGCTACGCAATGGAGACGGGACGTTTGCCCGCGATCAGGTGCGGGCGGTCGCGCAGCGCGTGGAAGTCGTGAGCCGGAAAGAGGTTCGTATCCGTGGACTGCGGAGCGAATTGCTCCGAACGCTAACCGCCGCCTCTGGCGTAGAGGCGGCGGTGCTAGGCGTTCGTGCCTTTGAACCGAAATGGCGCGCCCGGAACGATTCGAACGTCCGACCCTCAGATTCGTAGTCGGGTCGAAAGCTTAGGCCATTCAAGGCGGGGAAGGCCGGCCGCCTGTAACAACGGCAAACCGGCCGGCCACACGGCTTAGGCCGTCGGTCGAGGGATCCCGACCGCGGCTTCCGCAAGGGCGGCGATAAGCGACTTAACTTGCTCGCTGGTCGTGTCGGCGACGGGCCACTCGCTGACCGTGCCGTCTCCCCAGCTGAGCCTGGCGACGCCTTCGCCGTCGACGATGACGCGGAACTGAACCTGAGTGGCCTCGCCGTCCTTAAGCACCTGCATAAGCATGGCGCCCACGTCGCCATGTTGCTTGCGGCTGTCCTGGACGATCTCAATCCCAACCTGCTTCAGTTCCTGGTTCGCGTTGGCCGCGGCGAAACCGAGTTGGAAGCTAATCTCCGTCCATGCCGCCTCGGCCCGGTCGCGCTTTCTCCGCGCCAAAGCCTGGGCACGTTCCGCCTCGGTGGCGTTCGACAGGGCCGCGTCATCGGCCGCTTGCTTTGCGGCCGCCGCCGCGGCGATGCGTGCTTCGAAGGTCATGGGTGAATCTCCTGAACGGCTTCGCTCCCGTTGTAATGAGTCGCGGCTCGCGCGTCAGTAGAATTCAGAACATTGTGGCAACGCGCCTCACAACAACCGCCCCTGCGCCTCCACCGCCGCCAGCTCCAGCCCCTTCCCGATCAGCACCTCCGCCACCGCCGCGCCGCGGTCGACGGCGCCGATGGAGTAGCGGGTCTCGACGCCCACCAGGTCGGCCCATGCGAACGCCGCTCGCACCTCGGGGGTGTCGTTGAGGGACAGCAGCACCTTGCCCTCGACGTGCTCGAGCACGGCCGACAGGCGGGCGAAGTCGTCGCGGCCGAACAGGCCGGAGCCGTAGTCGTCCTCCGAGCCCCAATAGGGCGGGTCGAGATAGAACAGCGTGCCCGGCCGGTCGTAGCGCGGGATGAACTCGCTCCAGTCCAGCTGCTCGATCACCACGCCGGCGAGGCGGTCGTGGATCCGCCGCAGCCTGGGCTCGAGGCGGCCGAGGCTGAAGTTGTGCGGCTGGGTCGGATCGACGCCGAACGTCCGGCCCTTGACCTTCCCCGCATAGCCCAGCGTCTGCAAGTAGAGGAACGCCGCCGCCCGCTCCACGTCGGTCAGGTCCTGCGGCCGCGCGCCCTTGAGCCGGTCGAACTCGGCGCGCATGGCGGGGCGCCAGCGGAGCTCCTTGAGCAACGCGTCGGGGTGGCGCTGGAGAATGCGGAAGAGGTTGGCGACGTCGCCGGCGACGTCGTTGATCACCTCGACGCGCGGGCGCTGGGCCCGGCGGAGGAAGACGCCGCCCATGCCCACGAAGGGCTCGGCATAGGCGTCGTGCGGCGTGGCCGCGAGGATCCGGCAGATCCTCTGCGCCAGGTGGCGCTTGCCCCCGATCCACGCCGCCGGCGGATCGGCCGGCGGAACCGGAACCAGAACATTACGAGAACTTTCCATTGCGAGAGGCCCCTTGGCTCGATAGGAGTCCGCCGCGCTCGCGGGCGTGGGCGGCGACCCCGGCCGGCGGCCGAGGTCGGGTCGAGCGAGGGACCTCTCGCGGATCGGCGCGTTGGCGCGCGCCGGTCCCGCCCCGGGATAGGGAGGCGGAGATGGAAGCCGGGCGCGCCACGATGGATGTGCCGCCGGGATGGGAGGTGGTCGGGGATCGGGTGCGCGAGATCCGCACGCCCAACGGCTACCTTTCACGCGGCGAGCAGCTGACTGGCCGGTGCCGGTCGCCGGAGTGCAGCCGGACGGTCCGGGTCGATCTCCTCCGCCTGAAGTCGCTGGGCTTCGGCGACAACGACATGGTCGAGGTTCAGAAGACCTACCGCTGCCAGGCCGGCCGGTGCGATCTGGACTTCCACAGCACCTACCCCGAGGGCGTCCCGCTGCAGACCTTCGTCGGGACCGAGGTGAAGATCCTGGTCCGATGCGGCTCGACCACCTGCGACGTGTCGCGGGTCTATGAACCGCTGCAGTTGATCGGCATGCTGCAGCGGAAGGGGACCGGCGACGGCAACACCTCGGTGCTGAAGGTCCACACCAAGGTCCGCGGCAAGTGCCCGCGCTGCGGTCTGGTCTATTGGAAGTCGGAGCTGCTGAAGCCCCGCGCGCCCCACAGCGGGCCGGCGAACGGATAGGGGAGACGCGCCGTGTGCAATCTCTATGCGATCATGAGGGCCCGCGCCGAGGCCGCGCGCCTGGCGAGCGTCTGGCGCGACCGCAACGGCAACGCCCCGCCGATGCCGGGCGTCTTCCCCGACTACGCCGCCCCCGTCGTGCTGCGCGGCGAGGACGGCCAGCGGGAGATGCGCGACCTGCGCTGGGGCCTGCCGTCGTCGCAAAAGGCGCTGCTGGACGCCGCCACCCGCCGGGCCGACCGGCAGCGGGCCCAGGGCAAGGCGGTCGACTTCCCCGAGCTCTTGAAGATGGAGCCCGACAAGGGGACGACCAACGTCCGCAACACCTCCAGCCGGCACTGGCAGAGATGGCTCGGGCCGGCCCACCGCTGCCTCGTCCCCTTCACCAGCTTCAGCGAGCCGGACCAGGTCGGCGGGTCGCTGGAAACCATCTGGTTCGCCCTCGACGACACCCGCCCGCTCGCCTTCTTCGCCGGGATCTGGACGCCGTGGGCCTGTGTGCGGAAGGTCAAGACCGGCTGGGAAGAGTGCGAGCTGTACGGCTTCCTGACCACGGACGCGAACGCCGACGTCGGCGCCTACCATTCCAAGGCCATGCCGGTGATCCTGACCGAGCCCGCCGAATGGGACCGCTGGCTCAGCGACGCGCCCTGGGACGCGGTGCAGGACCTGCAGCGGCCGTTGCCGGACGGGGTGCTGAAGGTGGTCGGCCGGGGCGGGAAGAAGGACGAGGTCGCGCCGGCATGACGGCGGCGCCCAACCACCTCCGCGCCTGGCGGCTGCACCGCGGCCTGACCCAGCAGCAGCTCGCCGAGCGGGTGGAAACGACCAAGGCGGTGATCGGCAACCTGGAGAACGGCGGCCGCGGCCTGTCGGAGCGGTGGCTGCGGCTGCTGGGTCCGGCGCTGGGCGTCACCGCCGGCGTGCTGCTGGACCGCGGCCCGACCGACCCGCCAGCCATCCTCGAGCTGTGGTCGAGGATCCCGCCGGACCGCCGCGAGCTGGCCCGCGACGTCCTGCGGGGGTTCACGGCGTAGCCGCCGCCCGCGCCGCTTCTACCTCGCGCCAGAAGCCCTGCCAGCCGGCGAGCTCGGTCCCGTCGGCGCGGCAGGCGCCGTAGTTGGCGGCGACGGCGGCCGCAAGGTCCGAAGCTGAGACGTCCGGGGCGGGATCAAGAGCTCCGGCGGCGGGGTCGGCAACGGCGGGCAGCTCAACGCCCCGCGCGGCGGCGTCGTGCAGCCGCACAAGGCGGTCAGACAGAGGAAAGCGAGCGTCGGTCTCAGGCGTGACATAGACGGGGATCCTTTCGATCAGGGTGCGGGTCTGGACCCGGATCCGCTCCACCTCCTGGCGCTGCCGCAGGCCGACGCCGGCGGCGACCCGGTCCTGGGCCCGCGCCACCGCCACCGCCCGGCGCGCGGCGTCTGCCTGGGCGCGCTGCAGGGCGTCGAGGCGGGCCTGCAGGCTGTCCGGCAGGCGCAGGGTCCAGTGGAACGGCCCGACGCCCAGCCGCCAGTCGGGCCACCCGGCCGGGCGGTGCTCCCACCAGACCCCGCCGGCGAGGCCGACCCACAGCAGGGCGAAGGCCGAGACGAAACCGGCGAGGGCGCGGGCCATCAATTGTTGTCCTTGATGACGTTGCCCGCGCCGGCGATCGCCGCGTCGATGTGGGCGAGCACCGTGGTCGCCGCCGAGGTGGCCAGCACGGCCGGCAGCTGGGGCAGGGTGGCGGCGAGGTAGATCTTCACCGCCGCCTCGACCGCGTCGGTCAGCTGGTCGGCCGCGGCGACGGCCTGGTCGACGGCGGCGTCCGAGACGGTCAGGCCGAGCTTTTCCTTCAGGTAGCGAACCGACTTCGCCAGGAAGGTCTTGGCGCCGATCTGCTTGTTCTTCAGCTGGGACAGGTAGGACATGACGGGGTTCCTTCACGCGCGCGGAAGCCGCCGCGAGCGGCGCTCGCAGCGGGCAGGATGGGGAATGTCGGCGGCGGTCTAAGGCGCGGCCGGGCCGCACCAGCTGGACTTGCGGCCGCCGTCGTAGGGGCGGGCCAGGCCGGCGGCGATCTGGCGGCCGGCGAAGTCGGAGCCGTCGGGTAGGGTGACGCTGGCCAGCAGCCGGCCGTACTTGTCGCGGGCCTTCAGGGTGTAGCGGACGGTGATCCGGTCGCCCCGATGCAGCAGTCCCTTGGCGAAGGCCTTCGCCTGCAGGCCGAGGCGGACCTCGCCGGCGCATTTGGCCGGCGGCCGCCGCGATTCCGGCGTGTCGATCCCCACCACCCGCACGGCGATCGGGTCGAACGGCTCGGGCCACCCCGCCACCGTCACGCGCAGGGTGTCGCCGTCGACCACGGACACCACGGTGGCCGGGTAGTCGATCGTCGCGATGGCAGCGGCGAGGGCGAAGGTGAGCATGGGTCGCCTACTATCGCGCGTGCTGGTCCGATTCCGGTAGCGGAAGCGGGTCTTCGAAATCCCGATAGTCCGCCGGCAGGTCGGGCAACGCTTGCGAACCTGCAAAGCCGTGGGTGCTGTCGCCGCAGTAGTGCAGGACGCCGTCGGTCAGGATGTAGTGGCAGACCTTGTCCCCAGGCTCGGCGCCGCCCGCCCGCCAACTGTGTTTGAAGCTAGGCGTCGCCGTGAGCTGGTCAGGGGCGCCGCTGTAGGTCCAGCCACGGCCCGTCGGCAGGACGTGGATCTCCCCGCACGGTTCGCACCAGTGGACGTAGCCGGAACCGCAAACCCTCAGCTTGGTAGAGAATTCCGCCATTGGTCACACCACCTTCGAGCTGAGCCCGCCGGTCGGCCGCAGCAGCACCTTGCGGACGTTGGGCGGGGTGTTGAGGTAGGGGACGCGGCGGACGGCGACCACGCTGGTCTTGGCGTAGCGGGCGATGGTCACCGCGTCGTTCTGGTTGCCGCCGACGCAATGGAAGGCCGCCATGTCCTCGCCGACGATCTGGGTCACATGGCCGCCGCCGGTGCGGGCGATCACCGCGATATCGCCGAGCATGGCCTGGGCCTTGGGCACGCCGACGCCGAACTCGCGCCAGGCCAGGGCCGACAGATACTCCCGCGGCGGGGCGCGGTCGGCGCGGCCGTCGAGATTGGCGCGGGCCGCCACCAGGGCCATGAACAGGCCGCACCAGGGGATGGCGTCCTGGTCGTACCACCTGGCCGCCCAGCGGGCGTAGCCGGTGCCCAGGGTGTCGCCGAGCTCCTTGGCCCAGCCGATGATGGTGGGGTTGTTGGCCGCGCCGGGCGTCTCGACGACGCCGTATAGCTTCAGCGCTTCCAGCAGCATGCGCGGCCCAGGCTCGGCGTTGAGCCAGGCGTAGGCGCCGGTGGGGCGGGGCATGGGTTACTCCGGTCGGGGAAGGTCTGAAGGCAGGGCGTGCGCGCGCCGCGACGAGGTCCGCCCCGGACTGGCCGCGCGCGGTTCCGGCAGCTCGGGCTGGATGGTCGCGCCGTCGCCGGTGGAGTTGGTGATCTTGTCCGCCAGCTTGCGTCCGCTGCCGACGGTCAGCGCGCCCGAGAGGGCCCCCAGCACATAGATGATGAAGTCGTGGTTTTCCTTCGGCACGCCGAAGAAGGCGAAACAGAACGCCAGCCCCCCGAGGATCAGCAGGGCCATCCCGGCTAGGACGTCTTGGGCGTGCGGCATGTCAGCCCCCCTTGAGCTTGGGCAGGTGCTCGGCCAGCCAGGCGGCGGCGGCGACCACCAGGGCGGCGAGGCCGGGCCAGTGCTTCACCACCCATTCGACCAGGCTGCGCGCGCCCGCCTGCCGCTCGCGCAGGTCCTCGAGCGTCTTGACCCGCTCATCCACCTCGCCGAGGTCGTCGCGGATCTTCACGTTCTGATGCACCACGTCGTTGCGCAGATCGGCGACCGCCTGCAGCGCCTCGCGCCGCACCTCCGAGATCCGGCCCGGCAGGTCCTGCTGCTCGGTGATGGTGCGCAGCTCCATCATCCCGTCACGGGCGGCCTTTGTGTCGGCGGCGACGTCGCGGACCCAGCTGTCCAGGCTTTCCAGCTTGGCCTGTGTCGCCGCCTGACCTGCCAATACCTGACGCAGCAGGTCCTCGATGCCTCCCGCCACCGCACCCCCCTCGTTGTTCTGTGTGTCATGGCGAGCGGCGCTCGCAGTCCCGGCCGGGCGGCGCGCCATCGGTCAGGGCCCGAACGTCACCGTCTTGGACTGGCCTTTGAAGGTGACGGTGATCTCGACGTTGTCGTTGGCCGGCGGCGGCGTGACGACCGGCGGGACGGGGACGGGCGCGGGGGCCGGCGCCGGGTCAGGCGTGGGGATCAGCGTGGCGGCGACCTGCGCCAGCTTCACCGTCCCGGTCCCGTTCTCGACGCCGACCATCGGCATGATCGCCTGCCCGGCCCAGGCCGACACGTCGAGCGGCGCGCCATAGACCCCGCCGTTCAGCCGCCAGGCGAGCGTCCAGGCCTTGGCGTCGATCTTCAGGCCCACCCGGGCCCCCGCGGCGAACTTGAGGCCGGGGGACGCCTTCAGGCTCGATCCCAGCCACACCGCGCCGGTGTCGGACCGCAGCGAGGCCGACCAGGGCGAGCCCCCCGGCCAGCTGGTGTTGCCGGCGAAGCCGTGCTGCGCCGTACCGGCGCCCGCGAAGGCCGCGGCGGTCAGGGTGGGGAAGGTGAACTCGACCTCGGCCACCTCGCCGGGCTTGACGCTGAAGGCGGAGGCGGTGCGGTTCCACGCCGCCATGGTCAGGGTGTCGCCGAGGTTCCAGCTCGGGCCGGCGGGGGTTGTGGGCGACGGGGCCGGCGTTGGCGTGGGCGTCGGGACGGACGGGCCGGCCCCCGCCGCCGCGATCATGGCCGCCTTGTAGGCCGCGCCGAAGGTGGGCGAGGCCCCGTCGCTTACCGCGGTGTAGACGTCCGCGTCGCGGTCGAAATAGTAGCTGTAGGCCGCCCCCTGCGAGATGAAGAACTCCCCCGCCTTGCGGGCATAGCCGGCGGCGCCGTCCTGGGTGGCCTTGGCGAGGGCCCGGCCGCTGGTGGCGGTCGCGCCGACGCCCCATTCCGAGATCCCCCAGGGCTTGCCGTGCGCCTTCGCCTGGTCGGCGATCCACTGCAGGCTGTTCGGCTCGGTGCGGTAGGCCTCGAACATCTGCTCGGCGTTCAGGCCGGCGTAGGCGTAGTTGCCGAGGTAGTAGAGGTCGATGTCCCAATAGGCGACGTAGGCGTCGCCGGGATAGGCGGCCAGCGGGTTGGCGTTGCGGGGCACGAAACACCAGACAGGTGCGAACCGGGGGCTGACCGACTTGTAGACCCCGACGAAGCGGACCCACACCTGCTTCCACAGCTCTTCCCTGCCGACCGCGTTCCAGCTGTAGCCCCAGCCGACGGCGTTGAACTCGCTCATCGGGCGGATCAGGATTTCCCCGTCCGGCGGGCTGTCGGCGAGGATGGCCTGCGCCAGCTGCCGCCAGTAGCCGTCGAAATCGCCGCGCGCGGCCTGCTCGAGCTGAGAGGCCGGGCCCGAGGCCAGGATGACGGGGACGGTCCATTGCACCGGCCCGCGCCAGCCCTTGGCCGCCTGGCCGGGGACCGTGACCTGGTTCAGGATGTTGCGGATCCAGTCGATCCGCGTGGCGCCCGGCCACGACGCCATGTCGACGATCATGCCGATGCTGTCGACCTTCTGCGGGGCCATGAAGGCGAGGTAGCGGCTGATCTTGGCCGCGTCGTTCTCGGGGTTCACCCCGATCCGCGTGGCGGCCGCCGAGGGCTGGCAGGCCAGCACCAGGAACAACGCGCAGACGAACGCCAGCGCGCCGCGAAGGGCGTGTTTCATGGGAAGGCTCCGATGTGGGAGGGGCTAGCGGCGCGCCGTCAGCCGAAGATGTAGCCGTAGCTCCGGCCCTTCGGGTCGAGGCTATCAATGCCGCTGAAACCCGATGGCGCAGCGTTGGCGAAGGCTGTCCGGCCGGCGTTCAGGACGTAGGTCGAGTTGCTGGCTTCGGTCTTGACCGATGGATAGAGGGCGGCCCGGCTGGTGAGGTTGCCGAAGCCGGTGATCCCGCCGGTGTTGGTGGCAGGGTCGGCCGAGCCGCTGTTGTTCCAGTTCCCGCCGTTGACCCGGAAATAGAAGGTGTCGTTGGACTGAGTGCGGTCGACCGCGATCCCCAGCACGTCCCCTGTGGTCCAGGTCGCGACGGTGCCTGCGCCGGTCGACCATTCGGAGATGGCGCCATTGGTGGCCCAGCCCATCGAATACTGCAGGCCGCCCGGATAACCCGCGCCGTTATCGAAATCGTGGATCTCGCCGACGACACCGACGACGCCGCCCGAGGTTACGGACGTGACGGTGATCTCGAAGTAGCCCTTGGCCCCGTCCGGGATGCCCTTGCCGGCGGCGATGCGGCCGAAGTTGGTGCACTGGACCGTGAGGAAGTCGGACCCCGAGACGTTGCAGGGCCCGAGGCCCCGCAGGTAGTCCGTCGCCATCGGGTTCCAGGCGCACGGCCAATCGTCGACCGCATCGAACACGAGACTGATGCCGACCGAAGTGGCCGAGGCGCCGCCGTTGATGTTGATGGTCGCCGAGGAGATCGTCACCCCGGCGCGGGGGAGCGCCAGTTGCGCAACGAGGGTCGCGTCGTTGCCCGTCGTGGTCGAGGAATAGCCGGCGATGGACCAGAAGAGGCTATTGCTCTGGATGCGGGGCGCGCCGGAGACCGTGGAGTCGTCGGCCTTGTGGCCGGCGAACATCACCGCCTGATAGGCCGAGACCGCGCCGGCCGTGATGGCGCCGATGTTCTGGGCGGACGTGCCGGTAAACTTCGTCCCCAGGACGGAGATCGACTTCGGGCCGCGCACCACGAAGGCGAACGCCTGGGTATCGTGACCCGCGGCGCCGCCCGAGTAGCTGACGGTCGGATTGCTCTCGGAGCCCGAGGTGGCTTCCTTGAAGAAGACGTGGATCTGGGACGTGTTTGAGGTCGTGTTGACCCATGGCCCGCCGCTGACCGCCGTGTAGCCAGAGGGCGTGCCCGGCGTGCCGTTTCCCCGGGCGCTCCAGACAACACCGACCAGGTCGCCGGCCGCATGGGTCGGCAGGGTGGGCGTGACGCTGGCGTTGTTCGCCGTGGTCGCCGCGCCGCGGCTGACGATGTAACCCTTCGCCATTTAGGTCTTCTTGACCTTGAGGGACAGCGTGACCCGCTGGAGGGAGGTCACGCTGTCGACGTTGAAGCGCAGGATGTCGCCCGCCGAGATGGCGCCGCTGTTGGTCCAGCCGGTCAGGGTGCTGCTCTGCCCCTTTGTGGCCGTCGAGATGGTGGGCTTGGCCGACGCCGTGATGCTGTCGCCCACCAAAGGCGGGTAGTTGGCGTAGGTGTCTTTCCAGATGTCCACCACGATGGAGCCGGACTGATCGCCCAGCAGTGTCCATTCTAGGATGGTGCAGGCGAAGGGGATGGTAAGGTCCCCCTTCACCCCCGTCGTGATGGACGCGCCGCCGCCATCGATCACGAAGGTGATGGTGGCGTCCTGAAAGGCCTGGCGAGACGAGCCGTCCTTCAGGCCGGTGGCCGCGAGCACGTCCATCGGCGCTAAGCCAGCACGATGCAGCGGAATTGCGCCGACGAGGGCGCCGTGGCGAACACCAGGACGACGGTGTTGACCGTGGCGGCCCCCCAGTCGACCAGCACCTCGTCGTAGGCCCCGCTGTTGCGGCGCACGACGACCTGGACGTCGCGAGTGTTGAGGTTGTGGGTGACGGTGATGGAGGTGTTGGACCCGTCGCCGACGTCCACCGCGTATCGCTTCGCCCGACCGGAATAGTTCGCCAGCTTGTTAGGCGTGACGATGCGAGTGTCGTCCGATCCGGCGTCAGTCTCGCCCTGAGTGGCGATCTCCGCGATGCCGGCGCTGCTTTCGCTGGCCGCACCGGCGCCCGACAGGAAGGCGGTGAACACGATGGAGGTCGAGCCGACCGTGGGGTCGGCGGCGGTTTGCCGCCATTGCGTTCCGGCGTTGGTCGATCCCGCTTTCACCGGGACGACGGCGCTGTTGAACTCCGCCGAGGCGCTCATGTCGGCCGCACGCGTGGCGGCCGACGAGGCCCCGTTCCAGATGTAAATCCCGTTCTGCGAGCCCGTGGACTGGTCCTTCGCGAGGAAGCGGTCGCCGCTCGCCATCGTCACGCCGTCGATGGTTGAGCCCGGGGAGGACAGGTTGATGTTCGCCGTCGAGGCGGCGACCACGTCGTCCTTCCAGGCGATGCCCTCAAGCGCCGCATTGAATTGTTCGAAGACGATGGGCTCGCCGGCGCCAGTCGCCGACGGCAGGCCGGTGACCTTGGCGCCGCCGGTGAAGTTGAGTGTGGAATGGACGTCCTTGGCCATGGGGAGGCTCTCCAGCTAGAGGCAGCGCACCGACCCGGACTGGGCGGAGGCGAATGAGACGAGGACCTGGTTGGTCGAGACGTGCAGCACCTCGGCGATCACCTCGAGACCGCCCGGGCTGAGGACCTGCACGAGCGGCTTGCGGCCGAGGTTGTGGTTGACCGTCCAGCTCGACGAGGGGCTCGACTGGGTGTGCGTGTAGCCCTCAAGGGCGACGACATCGCCGGCCGGACCTTCCCGCCCCCGCAGCCCCTGGCTGCGGATGGCGACGCGGGTGACGGTGCGTTCGGAGGTGGCCAGCTTGATCGGCTGCTGCAGGACCTTGACGATGGCGCTCATCAGCAGGCCGCCAGGTCGCGCACGACGATCCGGCCCTCCCAATAAAGCGGCGAGGGATCGCTGGCCCGGTCGACCACCACGAAGGCGGTGGAGGCGGGCTTGCGCGGCAGGTCCCGGACCGCCGCCTGGGTGAGCCGGATCACGCGCTCGGTCGGCGCCTCGCCGGCTTCCAGCGGCGTCTCCCGGCCGGCGTAGACGATCACCAGCTGCTCGGCCGAGATGTCGATCGGCTCGCCCGCGTCGTCGAGGGCGAGCAGCACCAGCTCCACCCCGGCCTCGGCGTGGACGTTGATGTTGCCCGCCGCATCGATGTCGGGGGTCTGCCAGATCTTGGGATCGGCCATGCCGGCGGTCTCCGGTACGCGGGGACAGGGATGCGAGCGCCGCTCGCAGGTCAGGGGGCGATGATGCGGCCGCCGCCGCGGGAGTCCGTGCCGGCGGTCCCATGGGGTTCGCCGAGCTCGAGGCGGGTGGTCAGGCCCCCGCTGCGGTCGCGGGTGTGGTCGACCGACTTGATCCGGTAGTCGCCGTCGATGCCCGGCCGGGCGCCGGACAGGCGCAGCACCCCTTCGGGCAGGGCGCGCATGTCGCCCAGGATCTCGACCGAGCCGCCGCCCCGGGCGCGGCCCACCTCGCCGGCGTCGGCGCTGGCCTGCAGGTCCGCGTCCGCTTCGTCCGCGGCCAGGAAGGCCCCGGTGTGGGTGGCGTCGGCCGCGGTGTCGACCAGCTCGACCAGCCGCTCCTTCTGCCGGCCGGTCCGGGGATCGTGCAGCCGGACCCGGGTCCGGCGGTGGCGCGGCCGGCCCAGCTGCGGGGAGATGTCCCAGCTCACCAGGTTGTCGCCCCAGGCGGCTACCACGGTCGGCAGGGCCCGGCCGCCGACGCTCAGCCCCGTCCCGCGCTTGACCAGGAAGGCCACGTCGCCCTGGACCCGGAAGGTGGCGCCGGCCTCGCGCGCCAGGCGCTGGCCGAAGGCGAGGAAACTCTCGTTCTGCTGGGCGAAGTAGGGGCGCGCGACGCCGGCGAAGGCCGGATCCACGACGACCTTGGCGACGCCGGCGGCGCGGCCGGCGGCGGTGAGGGCCTCGGCCAGGGTCGCATCGTCGTAGTGGGCGTCCACCCGCTCCTTCAGCCGGCTTACGGTGTCGACGCCCTTGGCGCGGAAGATCAGCACCCGGCCGCCGCCGCGGTCGCCGCGCGAGGCGATCTCGTCGATGAAGCCGTCGAACTGGCGGGCGTAGCCCTGGCGATCGACCAGGGTCGCCGCGATCGGCGCGCGGATCGGCGGCATGACGATGGCCGCCTCCCGGTCGTCGAGCTCGAACTCCAGGGTGTCGCTCTGGACGCCGGCCTCATCATGGATGGTCAGGCGCTGCAGCCAGGGGTCCAGGGTGGTCGACAGGTCGATCCGCGCCACCACCAGCTTGTAGTTCAGCTCGATCAAAGCCTACTCCCACAGCCGGATCACGTCGGTCGTCGGCGTGGCGGCGGTGGGCGAGGGCGCCGCCGGCAGCCGGACCGCGGCGCCCAGGGGCAGCAGCTCGCCGCGGGCGGCCAGGCCCGGGTTGAGATCGAACGCCTGCTCGACCAGGCCGGGCGTCCGCCGGCGGAACCGCCGCCAGACCAGCAGGTCCAGGGTCAGGCCCTCGGCGCTGACGATCACGGTGTCGGCGGCGGTCATTGCCACAGGTCCTGCATCATCTCGTCGTAGAGGCCGGGCTCTGCCGGGTCGGACCGCTTCAGGGACAGCTCGTACTCGATCTGCTGCGGCACGCCGCGGGCGTCGAGGAACTTGCGGGTGTCGCGCAGGCCGGAGATGACGAACCAGCCGTGGGGCACGCCGTCGCCGCGGACGAGCGGCAGGGGCAGTCCCGCCTCCCGCGCGGCGTCGAGGCTGGCGAGGTTCTCCTCGCCGCCGAACCGGGCGGGAAAGACGCTGCCCGAAAAGCTCCACTCCTCGGCGCCGGGCCCGACGAACTCCAGCTCCGGCCGGCGGCCCAGCACCGGCTTCTCGGCGAAGTCCGCGCCGGCCGTGCGCGAGATCTCGTGGGTGTTGAGGGGCGCGACCTCGAAGGTCACGCCGCCGAGGCGGTAGAGCACGTCAGTCGCTCCGGATGTCGAAGTCGGCGTAGGCGCCGCGCGCCGCCTCGGCCTGCTGGGCGCGCTGGCGGGCCTCGATCTGGGCGATCACCTCGGCGGCGGTGGCGCCCTGGATCTGGTAGGTGTTGCGGAAGCTCTGCTGGATGGTGATCGCCCCGCGGCCGCCGCCCAGCTTGGCCGCCTCGCGGCTGGGGATGACGGTCCCAGACCGGCCGGGCCGGAACACCTCGTCTTCCTCGATCTGGTAGATCTGGCCGGCCGAGACGTAGCCGCCGTTGCGGCGGCCGGGGATCTGCCCCGCGGAATCGCGCCAGGCCTGCATCTGGTCCGGCGGGACCAGGCCCTGGTTGGCGAAGCGCCGCATGTCGTCGACGGGGACCATCTGGCGGCTCAGGCGCCCGCGGTTGTTCCAGCGGTCCCAGAACTCGCCCACCTTGGCGATGGCCGTCACCAGCAAGCCGATCAGCTGCGCGATCGCCGCGACCACGCCGCCGATGGCCCGGCCGGCGATTTCGCCGAACTTGGACCAGTCCTCGCCTTCCTTGCCGCCGAACAGCCTGGCGACCCAGCCGACGACGCCCTTGATCAGGTCGATCAGCGGCTTCAGCGCCGGCGCGACCGGCGCGAGGGCGGCCATGAAGCCGCGGCCGAAGCCCTGGAAGAAGGTCACCACGCCGCGCCAGTGCTCGACGATGAGGCTGGCCGCCACAATCAGGAGGCCGACCCCCGTCGCCGCCATCAGACCGCGTACCGACAGCTTCAGCAGGTTGGTCGCGACGCTGACCAGACGCATCGGGTTCAGCAGTCCGAGCAGCGCGCGGGCGTAGACGCCGAAGCCGGCTCTGGCGATGGCGCCGGCGGTCGCCGTCCCCGCCATTTCCGCCCGCATCAGCGCCATCTGCACCCCCGCCCGCTGGTGCGCGCGGATGAAGGGGCCGAACAGGAAGGTCGAGATGGCCCCGAGGCGAGTCCGCGCGCCGATCAGGCCGAGCCCCATCTCCGCCAGGGTGGCGAGGAACTGGGCCTTGGCGAACCGGGTGGCGAGCATGGCGAGGCGCAGTCCCACCAGGGCCACGGTCGTGCCGATGACGAACCGGGTGAGAACCGGGTGGCGCTCGATCAGCTGGCCGACCAGGTTGAGCACTGGGGTGATGACGTTGAAGACGGCCGCGAAGGCCGGGCGCAGGCTTCCGCCGAGGGCGATGGCCGCCTCCAGGGCGTTGACCGCGACCAGCTTCTCCTTGGCGGCGTCGGTCTCCATCCGCTTGGCGAAGTCCGCGTCGACGCCGCCGCTCGCCTCGAAGGCGCGCCGGCGCAGCTGGCGGAACTCTTCGAGATTCTGGATCAGCGGCCGCAGGGCCTTCTGGACCTGGGCGTCCTGGAACAGGTCGCCCAGCCTGGACAGGTCGCCGCCCAGGGCCTTGTTGGTGATGCTGGTGATCGCCTCGATCGACGACTGGCCGGCCGCCTTCGCCGCCTTGAGCGAGCCTTCCAGGTCCACGCCCATTGCGGCGAAGGCCTTCCGGGTCTGCGGGGCCATGATCTTCTGCTGAAGGTTGGCGATGTTGGTGGCGGCCTCGTCGGCCGACGCCGCGCCCTTGCGCGCGATCTCGAGCGCCGCGGCGAGGTCGGCGACGGCGGCGACGCCGGTCTCGCCCAGGCCGCGTGCGCCGGCGGTCAGGCCCGGGAAGGCGGTCGCCATGTCCTTGAGCTCGACCGCGCCGTCCTTGCCGGCCTGGGCCATGACGTCGAGGGCCTTGGCGGTCTGTTCGGCCGGGACCTGCAGGTTGTCGACGACGGCGAAGGTCGCCGCCGCGAGATCCTCGGTCGCGGCGTTGTAGGCCGTCGCCGCCTTGCCGATCGGCCTGGTCATGGCCTCGGCCGCGCCGGCGTCGAGACCGAAGCCCATCAGGGTGTCGATGCTCCGGGCGACTTCGGACGCGGTCTGATTGACCTCGGGCCCCAGGCGTCGGACGCGCCGGCCGAGGGCGGCGACGGCCGCGTCGGACAGGCCGGCCTTCTGCTGGATGTCGGTCAGCTGCGTCTGGAAGTCCCGCGCCGCCGCGCGAGGCCGGTTCAGCGCATAGCCCAGGCCGGCGGCGGCCGCGGCCGTGCCCACCAGCTGGCCCTGCAGCTGGCGCGCCTGCTGCCGCTGGCGCTGGGCGAAGGCCGTCAGCTGCTCGCGGTTCGCTTCCCTCGTGGCCCGGGCGATGCCGCGGATGGCCGCCGAGATCTGGCGCGCCGGCCGGGTCGCCTGGTCCAGGATCGCGACCACGAGGCGGGAGGTGAGGGTGGCCATCGGGGCCTCCTATCGCGCGCGGGCGTCCGCGGCGGCGATGCGATGGGCCTGGGCCCGCCAAGGGGCGAGCCGGGACCAGCGCCAGGCGAGCAGCGCCGGCAGGGGCGTGCTCAGGACGTGGGCGACGTCGGCGACGGCGGCGCGCCAGGCGAGGCCTCCGCCGACCGCGGGGGCAAAGGGCCGTCGCCCAGCGCGGCCGCCTCCATCATCCGCTTCATGTCCGACAGGCGGAGCTTGCGGACGAGGGCCGCGGGGACGTCGCAGGCGGCGGCGATCAGCGCGGTAAGGGCCGCCTGCTCCGCCGCCGGCTCGCTGGCGGTCGCGGCCATCGCGAGCTCGAAGGTTTCGAGCTGCTCCAGGGTGGGGTCGAAGTCGAGGGACGTGAAGGTCCGGCCCTCGACCTCGATCGGCGTCTTCAGGGGGATGTCCAAGCCCGCCCCCTACGCGATGCCGAGCATGGCGTTGGCCTGGGCGTTCTGGTCCATCCCGCCGATGCGCAGCTGGTTGGTGAAGAAGTCCCAGAAGAACAGCTCGTCGCCGCCCTGCCAGAGCTGGTAGCGGACGATGCCCTTGATGGCGTGGTCGAAGCCCTGCAGCTCGCCGCGCTTGAAGGCGTCGGGCTCGGTCTTGCCCAGGATCCCCTGGATCACCGCCTTGGACTGGATCGCCGCGCCCGTGAGCTTGGACCGCAGCACGCCGTAGGCGGTAAAGGGGCGCACGTCCTGCGACCCATAGCCGAACTGGGCCATGACGCTGGGATCCCAGCCGGTCAGCTTGAAGCCGGCCTCCATCTTGGCGTAGCCGACCGGCACGTCGATCTTGAACGACGCGCCGCCCGGGCTGTGCTCCTGGGTCTCGACCTCCAGGGTCGGCAGTTTGATCTCGCTGAGGGCCAGGTGCAGCGAGGCGTTGGGGTCGTGGTCGCCGACGAACAGGTTCGCCGACTCCATGATGAGCAGGTCCATGGCGGTGTTCCTTGAAGGATGAGGGGAGGGCGAGGCCGATCAGGGCGATGGGGGTCAGGTCGCCGGCGATCAGGCCGCGGCCTGGCCGCCGAACTGGGCCACCAGGTCGCTGAGCAGCTGCTCCACCGCCACCTCGTAGCGGGTCGACTGGATGACCAGGTTGCGGAACACCGCCGGCTCTTCGGCGGCGAATGTGGTGGTGAACTTGCCGGCGCGCAGGTCGTTCACGCTGTTGGCGTCGGGCGTGAACCGGTTCTGGTAGCCCAGGATGTAGCCGCGGCCCTGCAGCTGGCTGCCCAGCCGGTCCATGGTGTTGAGCACGGCCTGCACCAGCTGGGCGGTCAGGTTGTAGCGGCCGAGGTAGAACCGCAGGGTCTTGATCAGGGCGACATGGGCGTAATCGCGCAGCCGGACCTGGTGGTAGAAGCGCCAGGCGTCGTCGTCGCCGGCCCCGTCGGTGCCGATGAAGACGAAGCCGGCGTCGGCGATGGCGCCGTCCACCCCCGCCTCGCCGCGCACCAGCACGCCGATGTTCTCCGCCAGCAGCTCCTGGCCCTCGTTCGCGCCGTCGGTCAGGCTGAAGGGAATGCTGCGGCCGGGGGCGAGGATCCCCTGCACCGGCTGGTTCGCCCAGGACTTGACCGGCACGCCGCCGGTGGCCTTGTCCAGCTTGACGCAGATGCCGGCGAGGCGCGGGGCCAGGTCGTGGCTGACGATGGATTGGCCGTCGAGGGTCTTGACCCCGCCCTCCACCGGGATGAGCCGCTTCGAGGTGAAGGTCTCACGCCACGCCAGGGCCGCAGCCTTGGTGCTGTTGGGCCCCTGCACCGGCGCGACCGCCTGCAGGGCCTCGAGCACCGCCGGCAGGGCCGCGACCACGGGGTTGGCGAGGGCGCCGATCGACACCGCGCCCAGCGTCGCGCCCGATCCCGGCGAGCCGGAGATCGTGGCGGTCGGGGCGGAGGTGTAGCCCGAGCCCGGGTTGGTGATGACGATGCCGGTGATCACGCCGCTGGCGACCGTCACGGTGCCGGCCGCGCCGGTGCCGCCGCCGCCGCTGAAGGCGACGGTGGGGGTGGTGTAGTTGGTCCCGCCGGCGGTGACCGGCACGCTCAGCACGCCGGTCTTGGTCTGGCCGGTGTAGTCGGGGGCGAGGATGATCCGGGGCGTCATGCCGAGCGCCGCCGGCGCGGCCTTGAAGGCGGCCAGCCCCGTGGTGGTCCCGTTGCCGACGATGTTGGCGATCACCGTGTCGGCGGTGGCGTTGTAGGCCACCCGCACGATCACCAGGCGCGCGGCGCCCTGCATGGCGGCCAGCTGGTCGTTGATCCCGCGGATGGCGTCGACGATCGAGCCGGTGGCGCCAAGGTCGGCCAGCAGCTCGGCGTCGTTGGAATTCATCGCCACCGGTGTGTCGAGCGGGAAGGACCCCGCATCGGCGGCGTCCGCCGTGCCGATGATGCCGATCACCGAGAAATCGCTGAACACCAGCGTGCGCAGCTCGTTGTCGAGCGGCTGGATCGAAATGCCGAACGTGGGTTCCGTCATGGGTCAGGGCCTCCTTCGGCCGGGCGGGACGTGGATGGGGATGCGGGGGCGTGCGAGCGGCGCTCGCGCCGGTCAGTCGTCGGCGGGCCAGGGCGCGCCGGGGAAGAGCAGCGCCGCGGCGATGCCGCCGGCGAGGCCGGCGTCGTCGGCCAGGGAGTCGATGTAGCCGATCACGCCGGCCGCGTAGGCGCGGTAGTCCGAGGCCACGGCCGTCCGGGTGTTGTAGTAGACCAGGAACTGCTCCGCCGTCGGCTGCAGCTCGTAGGCGTCCGACAGGTCGCGCAGGCCGCCGATGACGCTCGTGCCTTCGCTGGCCGCGATCATGCTGGTGGCCCGGATGGCGAGGCGGGTCTCGACCTCGCTGGTCATGCCGAGCGGGGGGAAGTCCAGTTCGCCGGCGTCGGTGAGGTTGTCGTCCCAGTCCTTCTTCTGGATCTCGACGCCGACCAGCACCGTCCAGTCCACCGTCCAGGGCAGGGCGAGCTTTGCGGCCAGGGTCTCGCGGACGACGATGGCGGCGTCGGCCTTCTTCTCGGCGGCGCTGCGCGGCGGGGGCGTCACGTCCGTGTCGTCGAACAGCCAGCCGATGGCGCAACCGGACGGGGCCGCGCGGTAGGCGAAGTCCGCGGTGTCGTCCGGGAGGGCGGCCCAGACCTCCAGGTTGACGACGGGCCGCGCGCCGGCCGAGCCGGCGTTCAGGTCGATCTTGGCGACGTCCATGGGGCTGGCCTCAGTAGAGGATGATCAGGGCGCCGGCGGTTCCGGGGTCGGAGGCCGTGGTGGTGGAATCGCCGCCCGCGCCGTAGCTGCCTGACCCGAGCAGGCCCGGCCCGCCCTTGCCCGGCGAGGTGACGGCGCCGCCGGCGGTGCCCCCGGGCGAGCCGAGGAAGGCGATCCCCTGCGACCCGGGCGCCGACTTGTTTACGCTGCCGAAGGAGGTCACGCCGCCGAGGCCGCCGTTGGCGGCGCCGCCGGCGCCGATGGTCACCACGACGTCGGCGGTGACGGTGACGAAGGCGATGAACCAGCCGCCCCCCGCGCCGCCGCGGTTCGCCAGCGAGCCGGTGCCGTTGATCCCGCCCTGCCCGCCGTCGCCGCCGATCACCAGCACCCGCCGGACGTGGCCTGGCCGGGTCCAGGTCTGCGACCCGGTGATGACCTTCAGGTTCCGGAACGGGGTCGGCTCGTCGACCAGGTTGAGGTTGGACCCGTCGCTCTGGACGGTGACGTCCTGCCCCGGGCCGAGGACGAGGGTGGATTGGCCGGCGATGGTCTCCGAGCCGTTGGGGTCGAGGGTGACGTCGGCGCTCGACAGGTTGTGCAGCCGGACCGACCAGTTGGCGCCGAGGGTGGCGGCGGCCGCGAAGGTTTGGGTAAAGCCGGCGGTGAACTCGATCAGCTTGCCGATGTCCGCTGCGGCGAGGGCGGTGTTGCTGGCCCGGGTCACGCGGGGGATGTTCGCCGTGCCGGCGGGACCCTGGGCGCCGGTTGCCCCGGTTGCGCCCGTGGCCCCGGTCGCCCCGGTCGCCCCGGTCGCGCCCTTCAGGTCGACGTAGACGCCCCAGGTCCCGTTGACGTTGCGAAGGCGCAGGGTCGTGCCGGCCCACTCGTGCTCGGGGATGTTGTTGGCGATGGCGGCCAGGACCTGCTGCAGCAGGGCCGCCGCGCCGAGCTGGCCCTCGTCGGCCGACGCTGCCGCTGCGACCGCCACGCCGGCAGCGGCCTGTGCGCGGCGCGCGTCCGTCGACGTCGAGTCGCGCGCCTGCTCGGCCAGCCGCAGCTGGTTCTGGGTGTAGGTAGGATCCGCGCCCATGGGCCTGCCGATCAGAAGAGGAGGAGGCCGAAGCCGTTGCCGCCGTATTCGTTCCCGGCGTCGGCCGCCGTGCCGCCCTTGCCCGGGGCGTTGAGGACGAGGAGCGACGCGTCGAGCAGGTCCTTGAGGTCCGAGAGCATGGCGGCGCGCGCCAGCAGGTTGGTCAGCCCGCCCTGCCAGGTGCCGGAGACGCCCGAGCCCGTGCCGTTGGCGCCGGTGGCGTTGATGTCGCCGCCGCTGGCGCCCGCGCCGGCGCCGGGGCCGCCGCCGGGGGTGGAGCCGCCGCCGCCTCCGAGACCGGTCAGGGTCACGCCGTCGAGGACGAGGGTGGACTGGCCGCCGGCGGTCCCGGCGAAGCTGCCCGTCGCCGACGGTCCGCCGGTCCCGATGGTGAAGGTCGCCGTGCTGAGGGGCGTCACCAGCCAGGTCTTTTCGGAGAACCCGCCGGCCCCGCCGCCGAGGCCCGCCGACGCTCCGCCGCCCGCGCCGATCACCCAGCCGCAGACCAGCACCTTGCCCGTCCGCGGGTCGATGGGCGCGTGCTCGGGGAGCACGATGGCGGTGGAACCCGTCAGGTTCAGGATCCGGCGGTTGCGGAAGCCGCGCCAGGTCGGGCCTGCGGCGACCGCCGGCGGGAAGGACTGATAGCGCTTCATCGGTCAGGCCTCCGCGCGCAGCTTCTGGCCGGTCGCCACCACGGACACGGTGCCGTTGGGGTCGCGGGCGTAGAGCTTGTAGGTCGGCGGCAGGCGGAACGGCCCGCGCACCAGCGGGTAGCCGAGCAGCAGGGGCGTGTCGTACTCGACGTAGTCGGCCACCGCCGGGGTGTTGGAGGTGTCGACGAACAGCCGGACGGTCGTCGGAGTCGGCGAGCGGTTGACCAGGTTGACGATCACGTCCAGCCCGCGGTCCGAGTCCGCCGCCGCCACCTCGCTCGCCGTCCCGGCCGAGAGCGCCGTCCGGTTGATGTACTCGTCGGCCATGCTCAGTACCCCGTGAGGCGGAAGAAGGAGAGCTCGTCGGAGACGAGCTCGCGGACCTGGGACTCGGTCATGAAGACGTTGCCGGCGGCGCCGGTGACGAAGACCGTGTCGGCGTTGGTGTGTTCGAGGATCACGCTCAGGGGCAGGGTGACCTCGGCGCCCTGGACCAGCAGCGGCTTGCGGGTCGGCGGGAAGTTGGCCTGGGCGAGCAGCACCCCGTCGGCGTCGTAGAGCCCGAGGCCGCGGATATCGAAGTCCCCGACGCTGGCCGGGATGACCACCTTGACCTTGAGCTGGGTCGGGTGGCCGGCGACGATCTCGCGGCTGTAGACCGGGAAGCGGTCGATCTCGTCCGGCAGGACGCTCGCCCCGTCGTTCGGGGTCGGCAGGGCGGTGGGGGTGACGCCGATCTCGGCGATCAGCACCGGGTCGCCGCCCGGCGCCAGAGCCGCAGTCAGCAGGGCGTTGCCGGCGCTGGTGAACCGGACGAAGTAGATCTGGCTCACGGATAGGTCCCCTGCGGATAGATGGTGACCTCGGCCGGCTCGCCGTACAGCCAGGCCGCGACGCGCGGCGCGGGGGCGCGGAAACGGACCTCGGCGGTGATCAGGTCGAGGAGCGAGCGGGCGTTCTTGGCGCTGTTGACCAGCCGCAGCAGCTGCGCCCAGCCCGAGTCCGGGTAGGGCTGGTTTTCCGCCAGGGCGAGGTTGACGCCGAAGGTGTAGGGCAGGCGGCCGGTCTCGAACCATTCGGCCATCGTCGCGTCGACGCCGAGCTGTGCGAGCGCCGCGCGCACGCCGGTCGGCTCGCCCTTGCGGCCGTGGTAGGCGAAGCTTTCCCGGACGACCGCCCGGCGGACCGCCACCGGCCAGCCCGCGTCCCATTCGTCGACCGAACGCGCCCAGGCCAGCCAGGGCAGCAGGGCCTCGGGGCAGTCGTCGGCGAGGCTCGCCCGGCGCACGACGTCGGCGTCGACGTCGAGGATCCGCGCGGCCGCGTCGCAGATCGCCCGCTGCAGGGCGGTGGCGTTGGTGGGCAGGAGGTCGGCCATCACTCCACCGTGACGGTGACGTCGATCGTGCCGACCAGGGCGGCCTGGCGGGCGGTGGGGAGGACGTCGGACGCGGGCGAGGACAGCACCACCCGCTTGACCGGCGAGCGGCCGGTGTCGTCCTCGATGAACAGGGCCGCCTTCAGCCGGTCGCGATAGACCGGCGTGCCGATCAGCTGGCCGGCGTAGTTGCGGCTGGACAGGAAGAGGGCGACGGCGTCCTCGGCCGCCTGGCGCACCAGCTCGGCGTCGGCGCCGGACCCGACGAAGATCTCCGCCGCGACGTCGAAGGTCAGCTCGGTCGCCCGCTCGACCGTCACCGTATCGGTGAGCGGGCGGCGGGTGGTGAGGTAGGCCGCCACTGTGGCGGCGAGGGTCGAGGGCGAGGCCGCGTCCGGCCGGGGCTGCACCGTCACCAGCACCTTGCCCGGCGTGATGCCGGCGACCCCGTCCTCGGGACCGAACACCGCCGCGTCGAGCACGTCGGGCGAGGCGGCGAGGGCGTGGAACCAGTAGGCGCCCTTGGTGCCGGCGTTGGTGATGGCCTCCGGCGCCAGCTGGACCCTGAACCGGAAATCGATGTCGCCCTCGTAGGTCGCCGGGACCGGCGGGAAGGCGTTGGGATCTCCGACGTCGAGCGTCTTGCGGGCGACCCCGTACTGGGCCCCCAGGTGGTCGAGATCCGCGCCGGTCGCGTAGGCCAGGGTGGTGGCGCGGTAGGCGTCGTTGACGCGCTGGCGCAGCAGCAGCTCGCGATAGCTGACCACCTGCAGGCACATGTTCACCGCGTCGGTCTCGAGATCGAGGGTGTCGTAGTCCGGCAGGGTGGGGTCGAGGATCTGGGCCTGGGCCCAGGCGGCCAGAAAGGTGGCCTTCTGCGCCGCCAGGATGGTCTCGAAGTCGAGGGGCTCGACGGCGTTGGGCGCGGCCAGCCGCGACAGGTCGATGGCGTCGAACTTCACGATGTCACCTCGCCGTTCGACGCCAGCAGCAGCGTGCCCGCGCCGGCGACGGTGAAGTCGCCGAGATGGCCGCGGGGCCGGTATTCGCCCTCGATCCGCAGGCCGGCCCGGCCGGTCCGCTCGACGAACACCGGGGTGACCTTGGTGATCCGGAATCGGGGCTCGTAGAGCTCGACCGCCGCATAGATGGCGCTGAAGAACTTCAGGAAGGTCTGGGTGGTCAGGTTCTGCCCCAGCAGGGCCGGCACGGCCGAGCCGAACCAGCGGCGCATGACCCGCTCGCCGATCCGGGTGGAGAAGATCACCCCCAAGGACTGCACGACGTGGGGCCAGCCGGCGAGCGGCTTGCCCGTGCGGGCGTTCATGCCGGCCATGACGGGGCCTCTACAGGTAGCGGTCGTCGGGGAAGGAATCGGGGAAGACGGTCATCACCGAGGTGACGATCCCGTGGTCGGGGTCGTTGTCGATGGTGATGTACTTGCCGGGCGCATCGCCATCGAGGGTGCGGATGGAAACGTGATCCTCGCGCATCACCAGCATGGCGACGCCGACGCGGACCACCAGGCCGTCGGCGGTGACGTCGATCCGCATGCCGGGCTTGGGCGAACCGTCCTCGTTGAAGCCGTCGGCCCGGAACCGCGCCAGCTCCTCCTCGTCGGAGGGCGACGGCTGGTCGGTCGTCCAGGTGAAGGGGTCGGCCACGCCCTGGCGAAGGTCGCCGGCCGCGGACACCAGCCGCATCTGCTGGCCGATGGAGGGGACCATGTGAAACCGGAACCGCGCGCCGGCGACCTGGGCGTAGGGAACCCAGGGGCTGAGGAAGGGCTTGGCGTCGGATCCGCCGAGGCGCAGGCGGATCCGCGCGGTGGCGGGGTCGACCGCGACGACCCGGCCGTAGAGGACGGTGTTGGCGACGCGCCGCTTGAGGTCGGCGACTTCGGCGGCCAGCCGGGCGAGGTCAGTCATCCTCCGGCTCCGGAACGATGACCAGCGGATCCGCGCCGCCGAGAACGGTGAGCTGCGCGGCGGTGGGCGCGGCCTCGTCCGCGGTTTCGAACACGGGCGCGATTCCCATGCCCCGGACGCCGTCGTGGGTGAGGCCGAAGTCGGACTGGGCGATCCGCCAGTCGGCCAGGTCGCCGCGGGCGATCACTTCGGCCAGGACCTCGACGAGGGGCGCGAGGTCGGGCGTGTCGGCCATCAGGGCGAGCAGCTGGGCGAAGGGGCCCGTGGGCGGCCCGAAGGACGGCTCATGCATCGGCTGCAGGGTGACGATGAGCTGGCGGGCGGCGAAGCGCACGCCCTGCTCGACCATGCCGGCGCCGCGGCGGCGCTCGAACTTGACCGCCCGCTGCGCCAGGGTGCGCCAGAGCTCGGCCCAGGGGCCGTCGTCGGATTGCAGGACCCGCAGCACCTGGCGCTGCAGGATGTCGAGGGCCAGCTCCATGCCGGCGTCGGTGGAGGGGATGGTGACGGTGGCCTCGCCCTCGACGACCGTCGCCTCGGCGAGGGCCAGTTCGAGCACGAACAGCAGGGCGCGGTCATCGGCCTGGCCGAGCGCCAACCCCGCCGGCGCGCCTGTCTCCTCGTCGGTGTAGATGGCGATGGCGGCGAGGCGATCCTCGACCGCCCGCTGGTCCACCGGCGGGATGCGGGAGTCCGCGATCCTGCCCTCGGCGACGGTGCGGCCGGCGAGGGCCTGCAGGGCGGCGAGGCGGAGCCCCAGGGCGACCAGGCTCACGGCGACGCCCGCCGGACGACGGGGACGTTGACCCGGCCGCCTTCGTCCAGCTGGCCGTTCTCCGCCGCCTCGAACATGGGGGCGCCCTCGCGGTCGATGGCCTGGATCAGGCAGCCCGCCTTCGGCCAGTCGGCCTGGCTCAGGAAGCGCGAGCGGGTGAAGCTGATGACGATCTCCCCCGCCCGGAGCTGGCCGCGGAAGTCCCGCCGCCCGCCGGCGTCGCCGTCGAGGCCGACCGCATCGGTCCCCTGGTCGATGACGCCGATCAGGCCGGCGTGAAGCACCTGGGGCGGCGCGTCGGTGGCCACATAGGCCGACCCCTGCGCCGGCCGCAGGATGTTGGTCCGCTCGCCGTAGACGCGGTCGAGCACCTCGTTCTGGCGGGCCGCCGCCTGGGTCCAAAGGTTCATGACGGCGGCCCGTGCGAGCGGCGCGCGGCTTAGGCCGCGGCGGTGCTGACCTTGGTCAGCAGGGCCGGGCGCTTCCAGATCGGCAGGGCGTTGGCCTGGTACTTCCACTCCAGACCGGCGCCGTGCTTCATCAGTTCCTCGGTCATATGGATCAGATCGCCGGGGTCGCCCATCTGGTCGGACCGGATGTCGAGGGGCGGCGCGACGAAGGTGGCGTGGGTGTCCACGGTGCCGACCGGATTGGCGTAGCCCAGGCCGTCGCCGATCAGCTTGGTGGCGGTGTCGGCCCCCCACAGCTTCACCTTGCTGCGGTATTCCTTGAAGGTGACGCCAGCCAGGGTGATCGACCGGCGGAACTGGCCGGCGACCTCCGTGCGCTGCTGGTTCAGCAGCTGCTGGTAGAGCGGGGTGTTCTGGTAGAACTTCGCGATCGAGGCGTGCTTGATCAGCTTGTCGTAGAAGATCGGATCCACACGCACCTCGACCCCGGTCATCACCTCGTCGATGAGCGCGTCCTCGGTGCCGGAGATCAGGGCTTCGATCTTGGCCGGCACGTCGGCGCTGGTGTTGTCGAGATCGAAGTAGACGACGCGCTGGGTCAGGCCGAAGACCTCGTAGAGGTCATAGAGCGTGGTGCCTGCGCCGTCCTTGATCACGCCCTGCAGCGCGCCCATCCGCATCACCTCGAGGGTGATGTCGAACTTGAGCCGGTTGCGGCGGTGCCGCTCCTCGACGCTATTGACCAGGGTCTCTTCGGGATTGCGCGACCGCGCCGCCAGCGCCTGCCAGCTCCGCACGTCGCTCGCGAGGACGCTGTCCTCGTGGCTGATGTTGGGGATCTCCAGCACCCGCGCCTTCGAGCCGCCGGCCCGCGCAATGCTCGACGGGCGGCCGCCTTCGGTGACGGGCAGCGCGGTGATCACCCCGTCCACCAGGTCGACGCGCACGAAGGGCGTGTCGAGGCCTCGGGTCGGGAACAGCCCGTCGGCGTTGATCTGGCCGAAGGTGTAGGGGATCGAGTTGACCAGGCCGGCATGTTCGGCGGCCAGGAAGGGAAGCGTCGCGGCCGTGGAGGCCAGGGTAGTGAGGGGCATCGTTTGGCCCTTTCCGATGATGGGTTGGCGGAGGGCGGCCTATGCGCGGCTGCGCATCCGCCGGAGGTGGGCTGGGGTCAGCCCGAGGTGCGGCACTCGATGCCCAGCGCCGACAGGGCGGCGTAGGCGATGGCCTTCTCGTTGTCGGTGACCCCCGAATGCCAGACGAGGGCCTCCTTGCGGCCCACAACGGGGCCCCGGGCGAGATAGGGGGCGGCCGGGCCGTCGACGCCGTCCGGCGCTTCCTGCGCGAAGCAGTTCACGCCCAGGATGGTCTGCGAACCGTCGGTCCCGGCCGGATTCCAGCGCACCAGCTTGCCGGACCCCGCCGCGAAGGCGACGTTGATCGTGCGGCGGTCGCCTTCGACGAAGTTGTTGGATCCGTCGGCCTGGGTGAAGTTGAGCATCCCGTTGTAGGCCGTCCCCACCTTACCCGTGCCGTCGAGAATCCCGTCAGGCCGGAACAGCTGGAACACGCCAAGGTCCGCCTGGGGCTCGATGAACACCATCTGATAGTCACCGGCCTGGGCGTCGGCGTCGGCAGTTACGGTGCCGATCGAGCCGTTACCGGGCGTGCCGCCGGAGGCAGAGACAACGGCGCCCGGCGTCACGGTCGCGGCGCCTCGCATGACAGCGGCGACGAGGCACAGTGCGGGAAGAGAGCGGGTCCCGCCCGAGCCGGCCAGCACCACGCGGGTGTCGGTCGTGTAAGTCGGATCGTACTCTGAATGAAGGAAGTCACTGAGGCCCGGCAGGCCGGTGTCGATCGCATAGGCCTTCATGGGGGCCTCCTGTTGTCAGGTTGAGGGGAGGGGAGCGCGCTAACCCGCCGCGCGCCGGCGGCAACTCAGGCTTTGCCCTTGTCGCGGTTCGCCTGGGTGCGGGCGGAGATGGCGGTCGAGAAGCCGCTGCGCTCGGCGTCGCCGCCGGCCGCGGCGGCGTCTGCGCCGAGGCGGGGCGCACCGGCCATCGCCTGGTCGAGGCGGGACTGCTTTTGCGGGGAGGCAGGGGCGGCCGCCACGGCGGCCTTGAACTGGTCGACGGTCATGCCGCTCGAGATGGCGGCCAGCGCCAGGTTGGGGTGGGTCTTGGCCTCGGCGCTGGCGGCGATCGCCGCGGCGGCCGTGGTTTCGGTGCGAGCGGCGCTCGCGTCGGTGTCGCCGCCGGCCGCCGTATCGTCCGCCTCCGTGTCGGACCCATCGCCCTCGGTCCCGCCGTCGGCCGGATCGCCCGCCTCGGCTTCGGTCTGGGTCTCGGCCGTGGCGTCAGCGGTCTGGGTGGCCGCGGCGGTGCGGGCGCGTGCGCCCTCGATCGCCGTCTGGCGAGCGGTATTGGTGGACATGGGATCTTCCTCTGCTGGAGAGACGAGGGTCTGCAGCGCGGCGAACGCCGCCTGCTCCGAGGCGATTTCATCGACCAGGCCGATGGCCAGGCCGGAGCGGGCCGGATCCGAGTGTTCGGCGAGGTAGCAGGCGGCCTCGGTTGCGAGTACCGCGTCCTCGGTCAGCCCGGGCCGGTTGGCGACGACGCCGGCGACGAAGATCTGGCCGAGCTCGTCGATCTGGGCCTGCCAGTCGGCGCGGGCCGTGTCGGACAGGGGCTTGTAGGGCGAGCCGTCGGTCTTGCGCTTGCCGAACTGGATGTGGGTGACCTTGAAGCCTTCCTGGGCGAGGGCGCCCGACATGTCGCAGTGGGTCGCGACGGCGCCGATCGACCCGACGTCGCCGAAGCGCGGGGCCAGCGCCCGGGTCGAGGCCGAGGCGAGCCAGTAGCCCGCGCTGGCGGCCATGTCGCAGAAGGCCCAGACGGGCTTGGTCTGGCCCAGCGCCCGGATCTGATCGGCCAGCTCGGGCAGCCCGCTCGAGGCCATTCCGCCGGGCGTGTCGTAATGGACGAAGACGCCCTTCACCCGGTCGTCGGTCTCGATCTCGGCGAAGGTCTCCGCCAGGGTGTCGTAGCCGTGGACCCAGCAGGCCTCGCCGGACCAGCTCTCGTAGTAGAAGCCGCGGTCGAGCAGCGGCCCCTCGATGCCGACGATGGCGATGGAGCCGCTCAGCAGCCAGCCGAAGCCGACGCCGTCCGGCTCGCCCTCGGTGCGGTCTAGCCACAGCGGCCAGTAGCACGACGGACGGCCGCGTTCCTCCGCCGGCGCCTCGGTCGTGGCGGCCGCCCTGCGGTCGCGCCGCGCCCAGTCCAGCAGGGCGCCGATCGGCGAACGTCCTTCGCGCGGCGGACGGGGCGGCGCGACCGCGAGCAGCTGGCGCGCATACTGCTCCGCCGCATCGGCGCGCATCAGCAGGGGCCGTCCCGCCAGGCGGGCGGCGAGCATCACCGCATTCGGCATGGGTCAGTCCTTCAGGCGGCGGCGCGCTGGTCGAGGGCGGCGTTGTGGGCGGGGTCGCGGGAGGTCTCCGCCGCCCGGGCCAGGGCCTGCGCCGCGGGCGGCGCGACGCCGTACTTTTCCTGGAGCTCCTTCTCGCGGGCGAGCTCGCGATAGCGCTGCTCCTGGACCTCTTCGTAGTCCTTGCCCTGATCCTCGCACTCGTCCTCGAGGGTCGAGACGCCGGCCTCGATGCGCGCCGCGGCGGCGTCGATCTCCTTGGTGGGATCGATGTAGCCGCGGCCCGGGCCGATGCAGTGGATCTGGGTGTAGGCGTCGACCGCGTCGTAGAAGTCGGGCGCGCCGTCGGGGATCTCGACGTAGCCGCGGTCGAAGGCTTCCTCGGACCAGGCCACCACGAAGGGGCGAACCATCTGATCCTCGATCAGGCCCATGAGCGACTGGGTCTCGGCCCAGGCGTGGATCAGGGCCGCCCGCGCAGACGAATAGTTCGTCTGCGAGTAGTCCATCGACAGCTCTTCGTAGGTGACGCCGAGGGCGGCGGCGATCAGCCGGATGATCGCCCGCACGAAGGCGTCGTAGGAACCGACGTCGCGGCTGGCCGTCTCGAGCTTGATCTCGTCGCCTGGGGGTAGGACCGGGAGGATCGCGCCCTCTGCGAGCTTGATCGGGTTGCTGTCATAGTGCGCCTGGCGCTCGGACTCGAACGCCTGGGCGTCCTTCACTTCGAAGGATTCGCTGACCGCGGCAGGGCCGGCATTGGACTTCAGATAGCCGACGATCAGGGCGTTGATCGTCGCCGACTGCAGGGTGGCGTCGGTGTACTTGGCGAAGGCGCGGAAGCTCTTCAGGGCGGCCACGAACCGGGAGACGCCGCGGCTTTGTCCGGCCTGCTCCACCTCGAAACAGTGGAAGACCTGGGGCCGGCCCCAGGCCGTCCAGCGGTCGAAGGCCTTCCAGGTGAAGCTGTTCGTGAGGCCGTAGTCGCCAGGGACGCGCTCGCGCAGGTGATAGCGGACCGGCGCGCCCCGCGTGTTGTATTCGACGCCGTCGCGGAGACGGTCCGTGTTCTGCCGGCCGTTCGGGTTGCAGAGCCGGGCGGGGGCGACCATCCGGAGGCGGGTCTTGTAGCGGGTCTCCTCCTCGCCGGCCCACTCGCCCAGGCCCAGGGCCTCGCCGTCGAGCATGATGTGGCTGGCGGTCAGGCGCAGCTGCTGGCTGAAGGTCAGCCGGCGCTCGGCGTCCGACTGGAAGCTGTGGCTGTTGGCGTAGAGGTGGAACTCGACCCCGAGCTGCGCGCCGAGCTCGCGGGCCACCTCGAGGTCGATGCCGAGGGCGCGCGCGTTGGGGCGGAACTTGACCCGCCAGCCGCGCCCGATGGCGCTGTTGACGCGGCGGGCGCGGGCCGAGGCGCCGAGCGGATCGTTTCGGACCACGTCGTGGACGCGGGCGGTGACCGACCGCCGTGCCGGAAGCCAGGCCCGGTCCGCGGACTGCAGCTGGGCGGGCCACTCGCCGAGGAATGTGCCGCGGTTGCCGGCCGACTCGTAGGCCGGGAGGCCGAACGAACCCCCAACGTCGGCGCGCGCGCGGACCCGATCCACCTCGAAGCGCGAGATGGATCGACCCGAGGCGTCGACCAGGCCGGAGGGTGCGAGCGGCGCGCGCATGGTGGGTTAGTCCTGTCCCTCGGCCGCGGCCTTCTCGCCGGCGGCGGGCAAGGCGGCCTCCACCTTCTCTTCGATGGCGGACAGGCGGGCCGGCAGATCGCCCGAGACCCGATCTGCGAAGGCCTCAAGCCGGGCCAGCCGGTCCTCGACACCACCGAGGTTTACCGAAGGCGCAGGAACGCCCTCAGCGCCGCCCATGGCCGCCGCGGCCAGGACGCCTTGAGTCGCCTGGTCAAGCCGCTCGATCAGCGCCGGCGGGACCGGGCTGCTGGGGAACTTGACGACCGCGGCCATCGCAACTGCATGGCGCGCGAGGGCGGGGAAGATGGGATGAAGGGCGGCCGGTTGGTCGGCCGCGCCGGTGTCGGTCGGGGCAGCGACCGTAGCCGCGGCGGAAGGCTTGGTGCGGGACATGGCGGGTTCCTCTCAGACACGGAAGCGAAGCGCGCCGCGCCGGCGGCCGCCGGCTTCGAGGCGCTCGAGCTCGGCGATGCGATCGGTGATGATCTTCGGATCGCCCTTGGCGAACTCGGTCCGACGGCCGTTGAACTGGGTCACGGTGATAGCGCCACCGGCGCCGAGTTCGGCCAGCTGAGCGCGCAGCCTCTGCAGCTCGGCGCATTGGGTCGGTGTCAGGGCCATCAGCTACTCGCTTTCCAGCCCCAGCCGCCCGCCTTGGGCGCGCCGGCCGGCTTGGGTTCGGCGGCCGGAGGGCGCTCCCACACGGCCTCGAGCTCCAGCTGCCCGGTGGCGCGCTTGCGCCCGAGCTCGAGCCAATCGGGTTCGGAGCCTTGCACGCCCACGCCCTTCGCCCGGGCCAGGGCGGCGTTGTAGACGTAGAGGTCCATTTCCTCGTTGCGCCGGCGGACGCGGACCCAGCTCTCGGCCTTCTCGACCCCGGTCTTGCGGTCTTGAACCTTGCCGAGGGCCTCTGCGGTCAGCTCTTCGAAGAAGTCCCGCTCGAGCCAGCCCGGCCAGTGCGGCTTGAGCGCCCCGCGCGCCGACATTTCCGAGCCCAGCGCGGCGGGTATGACGTCGTTCAACAACTCGCGCTTCAGGTCCCAGGTGCCGACCCGCCAGGTGCGGCAGCGGACGAGGGTGCCGTCGTCGCCCTTCAGCTTCTGCACGCCGGCCCGGCGAAGCGGCATCAGGCCCCAGCCGTCCGCGCCGTCGAGCGCTTTCACGTCGGCGCGGTGCGAGCAAAACGCGTAGACGTGGACGGTGCCGTAGCCGGAGTCGATGCCGAAGCCCTCGAAGCCGAGCCGGCCGCCCGCAGCGTGGGGGAAGGTCCGCCGGCGTAGGGCGTCGAGATCGGTCCAGAGCTGCGCGTCCTTGGGCGACCCTTCGATTCGCCCGCGATCGACGATGACGTGCTCTGCCTGGGGACCCCAGGCGTAGACCGTCCACTGGGCCCAGTCGCCGTTTAGGTCCACGGCGCAGGTGAGGAGCTCGAAGCCCTCGGGGACGACGCCGCGCTCCAGCCGCGGATCCCGCTTTTCGAGCAGCAGCTCTAGCTTGGTCCGGGCGAAGGTGAGCCGGTAGGCCTCGCCCAGGATCTGCTGGCTGAAGGCGGTCTTAACCGCCTCGGTCCCGGTTTCGGCGCCGCGGTGCTCGGCGGCGATGTAGTCCCAGTCGACGGCCGACGAGACCACCTGCCAGGCGTGGTAGCTGGGCTGGCGGCCCTCGCAGTCCCGGCCGCGCCAGCGGTCGAATTCGGCGGCGGGAATGAACCAGTCGGGCGCCGGGTTGGCCGGATCCTGGGACGGGAAGGTCGGGATCCAGCCGCCGCGCTGGCCGTCGAGGGCGGCGTAGGGGTGGCAGCGACGGACCATCTCGGCCTTGTGGCGGTGGACGATTTCCGCGCCGCAGCCGGGGCAGTTGAAGTGGGGCGTTTCGCCGGCGGCCAGGCCCGCCATCTGTGAGTAGTCGAGCCGGAGAAGCACGCCGCCCGCCAGGTCGCCGCAATGAGGGCAGGGGTGGTAGAGGCGCCGCTGGTCGCCGGCGAGGAAGTCCTCGGTGACCGGGCACCCGGCGCCGGGCAACGTCCCCGCCTCGTCGTCTTCCTCGGGGAGGAGCAGGCCCGGCGTGGCGTTGTGGAAGGTCTTGGCGCCGGCCCGTTCCCATCGGATCTGGCGCTTGCGGATCTGGGCGCGCGGGTCGCCGCGGCCGCCGACCTCGCGGTCCCAGTTGGGGGTCTCTTCGTAGACGACCAGGCAGAGGCTGATCATCTGAAGCGCCTTGGGCGAGCCGACGGCGAAGAACTGGCCGAAGCCGCCGGCGAAGCGCTTGTAAGTGTTGGTGCTGCCCTGTTCGTCCCGGCTCGAGACGGGCCGGATCTTGCGCTTGAGCTCGGGGGTCGCGTCGCAGATCGGCTGCCACTTGGACCGATTGTACTTCAGCACCTCGTCGGTCGAGGGCAGGGCGACGCCCCAGGGCCGGGGGATCTCCGAGCTGTAGAACTGGGTCGCGACCACGCCGATCGTGGTCTTGGCGACCTGAGCGGAGCCGAGGAAGGTGACGTCGCGAGCGGCTTCGTCGGGATGGAGCCGATCCATCGGCTCGATCAGGTACTCGAAGCCCGCCCAGCTAAGCGGCCCAGCGCGCTCGGTGCCTGTCTCGCCCGGGATGACGAGCCGCCCCTCCGCCCATTCCGAGAGGCGCAGGTCCGGCGGCGGCGTGACGATGGCGGCGAGGGCGCGGAGCAGCACCGCGGAATCGCGGGCGATCTCGAAGGCGGAGAAGACGCCCATGTCAGGCCGCGGCTGCGCTCTCGTCTGCGGAGACCGCGGACACTCCGGCGGCGGCGCGGCCCAGGTCGTCTGCGAACGCCTGCAGCAGCGCCCGGTCGTTAGCCTTGAGCTCGAGCTCGACGGCGCGGGTGTCGCTCAGACTGGCGATCCGGTCGGCGAGGCCGCGCCGACTGCGCTCCAGCGCCTGCACCAGGGCGACCCCGGCGCTTTCGATGAACAGCTGGACCGCGGCTCGGTCGATGACCTCGCCCTTCCGGTCGGCGAGGTCCAGCTCGAGCTTCTCGATTTCCAGGTCCCGCTTGCGAGCGCCGCTCGCGGCTCCTTGCCCGCCGGGCGTCGGCGACTCGTTCGGGTGGTGCTGGCTGTCCTGAACCGACAGCGACGACTTCCGCGCGGCGCTCAGTGCGCCGTACTCCACGAGGTTGACCCGGCCGCCGCCGTCCCGGCGCACCGGCACGTCCGCGTTGCGGTCGAGGAAGCGGGAGATGCTCGACTTGTTCGCGCCGGCGCGGCGCGCCGCTTCGGAGACGGTGACCCACTCCTCGGCCATGGCCCGTTGCACTCCTGTTGCGCCCAGCAACGCCCGTTGCACCCCCTGCAACGCCGCTCACTACCGAAATCCCGGGCCGCTGCGGCAGCGTCGGGCGTTGGGGCAGGGGGGAAGGACCCGTGGATGGGGCGACCCAAACCGGGTCAGGCGGGGAGGGCGCGGTAGAGCTCGTGGTCGATGTCGCGGCCGAGGCGTTCGACGCCCTGGTCGAAGGCCTCGCGCGCCTTGCCCTGCACCAGCTCCTTCGGGAGGGCCGGGCCGAACGTGCGCTCGATGGGCAGCCGCGTCGCGTCCGCCCGCACGAACACTTGGCCGCGCAGCTCAGGGGCGGCGACCCGCTTCGGGAAGCGGCCGCCCTTCATGAACATGCCGGGATAGGTCTGCACCGCACCCCACACCTTGGCCCGCACGCCCTGCCGGGTCTCGCGCGGATTGAAGTAGGCCAGCGACAACGGCCGCCCCGACGCCACGATGGCGAACTCGAGCTTGCCTGCGCCCATCGCCGTCCCCGCCCAGGCCTTCCGGGCGACGACCTGCTTGCGGATGATCGCCATCGGGGCCGAGGTCTGGTCCCGCAGGGCGCGCCGCACGGCCGTCAACATCGGCCCGCCGGTCCGGTTCAGCGCCCGGGCCAGCACCTGCCGCGTCCCGTAGTCGCCGAGGATCGCCATGGCGTTGCCATAGCGGGCAAGGGTCTGGTCGCCAGGAGTGATCCGCAGATCGGCCACGCGCCCTCGCCCAATGGAAAGCCCGCCGCGGCGGGGCCAGGGCGGGCGGAGACATCGCTGGGGTCTTGGATGGTTACCACACCCGGCCTCGCGAGGGGGGCTGGGTGAAAACCGGCGGCTAGACCGCCTTTTCGATCTCAGAGGCATCGAGCAGGACGCGCGAATCACCCCCGAGCAGCGAGAGTAGGATCGCCACGCGTTTTCCGTCAACCTGCTCCACGAACACCCCCTCGAACCGGTCGAACGCCGTCCCGACCACGCGGACCTTCTCGCCGCGGACGTGCCTGGGCGGCGGCGGCGCGGGCCGGTCCGCGATGCGGATGAAGCCGCCGGCCTCCTCGTGCGCCCGGATCTTGTCCACGAACCGCGACCCGATCGACATCGGGTGATCGCCGCTCATCAGCAGGCTGCGCACCCCGATGGTCGAGAGCATCGGCCGCCACGGCTTGCGCAGCAGGTCGGTCTTCACGAACAGGTAGCGCGGAAAGAACGGCCGCAGCTCCAGCTCGCCCCGCTTCGGCCCCGACTTGAGCACCACCGCGTGCATCGGCAGGTAGGGCTCGTACCCCTGGCGCTCCAGTTGGTCGCGGGCGATCCGCTCCTGCCCCGACCGGGCGCAGACCACGTACCACGCCGGCCCGGCCTTCACCCCGTCCGGGGAGGTGGTCTCTTCCAGCTTCGCTGCCTTTTCCATTTCAACCCACTCCCGACCCGAAAGGGACGCAAGACGCCCCGCAAAACCGCACGCACCACCCCCGCCAGACGGACGATCGCCTGACGCAAAGACGCCCCTACCCGCGCATCACGCACGCCATGGGACCGAACCCTGCCGCCATCGTCTGGACCGTCTGTAAGGTCCGGAACCCCAGCCAATCCAACCACTTAGCCGCCGGACCATGCCGCCCCGGACAGACGGTCCACCCTCCGTCCCGCCCGCGCGCGGCCCTGAACCACGCCGGCCGAAGGTCTGTCTGTCTGTGATCGTCTGTCATCCGACCGGCCATTCGTCGTCGGCGTCGAACGCCCCCGGCTCGCCCAGGCCGCCGCCCCCCAAACCGCCGCCGGCGCCCGTCGGGCCTTGAGGCGCAGCCGTCCCGACGTCGCCCGGATCGGGCTCGTACAGCCCCCGCAACCGCGCGCCGCGGCGGGTCTGCTTCCCCAGCCCGTCCTTGCCCGCCAGGATGATCTGCAGGTCGCCCAGCGCCCCGCCGAAGGCCTTCTGGCTCATCGGCTTGTCGTGGCCGTTCTCCTCCATCCAGGTCTTGTAATCGTTGTACAAATCGCTCGCCCGAACCCGCGCTGCGGCGTCGAAAACCAGCCGGTCGCGGATCCACTGGGCGAAGGGATTGGACCCTCGCCGATAGTCCTCCACCGCCTCGCGCACCTCGGCCGGGTCCTGGCGCAGGCCCTCGGCCATCCAGGCCAGCACCCCGTCCACGATCCAGTTGAGGATCCCGTCCCGCTCCTGCTTCAGCTTCGCCGGCAGCGTGCCGTCCACCTGGTCCGGCGGAACCTGGCGCTTGAACATCACGATCTTGATGCGCCGCCACACCCCGTCGTCGGTGTCGTTGATCGGCGGCCTTCGGTTGCACTCGATCACCGGCTTGCCGATCGGCTCGAACTCGATCAGGTCGCGGTGCAGCTCGCGGGCCTTCACCTTGCCGCCGCCGGTGAAGAGCTTGATCGCCCCGGTGGCCAGCTTGTAGCCGCTGGGCGGTTCCCCGGCCGAAATCATCCGCGTGTCGCCGGCCAGCGCCGCGATGTCCGGGCTGGCCTCGGAGCCGCGCCTGGGGCCCATGTCCAGGAAGGTCTCCACCGCCGCCGTGGTGGCGTAGGTCCCCAGCGTGTCGCGCACGGCGTTGACGATGGTCGACTTGCCGTCGCCGCCCTTGCCCTGGAACACGAAGAACTTCTGCTCCTCGGTCAGGCCGGTGGCCATGTAGCCCAGCACCCGCTGCAGGTAGCCGCGCATCTCCTCGGCCGGATGGGCGAACTCCACCACCTCGCGGAATCGGGCCGCCGGCGCCTTGGGGTCATAGCTGGCGTTGACCATCCGGGTCATGCGGTCGGACGCGTGGTGGCCCTTGCGGAACTTCACCGTCGGCCCGTCGTCGCCGCGGGCGAACCGCACCACCCCGTTCAGGCAGTTCAGCGCCAGGGGGTCGCGGTCGAAGGCGTCGATCTCGACGGTCAGGTACGACTGCGCCTGGCGCAGCATGGCCGAGGTCGAGCCGTTGGACCCCGCCTGGTCGGCGAACTTCATCACCTCCTTCATGGACAGCGACCGCTCGGCGACGATGACCGCCACCACCGACCGGATCTTCTGCGCCACCAGGTGCGCCGCGCGCCGGGCCAGGTCCTCGCCGTTCTTCCGGTCCCAGAACCGGCCGTTGAAGGCGATCCAGCCCGCGCCCAGCAGGTACAGCAGCCGGCTGTCCGCCGCGTCCACCTCGCCGTCGTCGCCGATCGCGCCGCCGGCCAGCCGGATCAGCCGCAGGGCGTTGCCGTAGTCGTTGAGGTCGAACCGGGCCAGCTCCTCCGGTGTCGGCGCGCCCCCGTATGCAGCATACCCGTCCGCACTCACGCGCTACCCCCGCCGCCCACGCTTCCGCCCATCACCTGATCGTTGAAATCACCACCGGCCGCCGGTGCGATCGCCCGCACCCGGGCATGGCCCGCCGCGGCCCAATGCTGCGCAGCAAGCGCCGCACACACGGCCGCCCGCTCTTCGCCGGACATCGCCCGTTCCACCGTCTTGCCGCCCAGGCCCCGCACCTTGCGGCGCACCGGGGCCATGTCGCGGTCGACGGCGATCAGGATCTCGGGCCAGTTGTCGCGCAGGGCCGGCGGCGGCCAGGTGAAGGCCGGGACGGTCAGGTCCGCCCGCGGCATGTCCACGTCGTAGCGGCCGAACCGGTCCGCGGCCCACCCGCCCTGCAGCCGGCCGAGAGACAGGGCCGCGGCCGCCGAGCACGGCCGGCCGTAGAGCTGGGCGGCCGAGAGGGTGGTCTCGATGCCCTCGCCCACCACTAGGGGCCCCTCGCCCCCGGCCAGCAGCCAGGTCCCGCCCGGCCGGCCCTCGGCGTCGGCCTGGGGGCCCCACATCTTCTTGCCCAGCCGCTTGTCCCGGCCGGACCCGTCCGCCTTCAGATAGGTCGCATGCACGCCGCCGGTCGGCCCCGAGGGCGCGACCACCACGGCCAGCATCGCCGGCGCGCGCACGGCCCGCCGGGTGTCGTCGTCCACGCTGTGGAAGGCCGCCGGGTGGAACCGCAGCCGGCGCACCGCCTGCATCAGCACCGGCCCGCGGATCCCCCGCGCCAGCAGGTAGCGCTGCACCGGCGTGCCCTTGGCCGGCACGGCCTCGCGCCACAGCCGGCCGGGGATCTCGGACGGCGGCGGCGGCGGTGCGAGCGGCGCGCGCACGGGGGCCGGCCGGGCCGGCCGCGGCGACGCCCCCGCCTGCCCCTCGAGTCCGGCCAGCCGCAGCGCCGCGTCCCGCAGCGTCTCCCCCGAACGGCCGCGCAGGGCGTGCTCGAGGTCGATCACGTCCCCGCCCTTGTCGCAGGCCCAGCACTTCCACACCCCGGCGTGCAGGTCGGCCGAAAAGGCCCCGTCCGCCTTCTTCCCCTTGGACGCGCCGCACAGGGGGCATTCCCCTCGCATCCGCCGCCCGGCCTTGAACAGCCGCACGCCGGCGACGGCCTCCAGGTCCGCCTCGCGCGCCCGGGCGAACAGCTCGCCGTTGTCGATGGGCGGGGCGGTCACGGGTTCGCCCACTCGATCAGCAGGTCGGCGTGGCAAGGCTGGTCCGCGCCGCAGGTGCAGGCGAGCACCTTGCCCTTCAGCTCATGGGCCACCTGCTGGGGCCGATGCGCGCCAAAGCTGGTCCGACCATCCGGGTAGTCGACCCGCGTGTAGGGGACGGTGACGAAGCCCTGTTCGGCCATGCGCCGGTAGTGCTCGACCCACGCCAGCTTGCGTTCCCGCGACCCCCACGGAAGGCCGCTGTAAGGCTTGTGGTTGTCGTCGAGGCGGTAGGGGTTCGCCCAAGCCGAGCCGGGGCCGACGTATACGACGCCGGGCGGAACGTGCCGCAGGAAGCGCCCCGGATTGACGTGGATGCGCGCGGGGCGGGTCATCGCGCCTGCTCCGGATCCGGCTCGCCGCGGGTCAGGTAGCGGACGTCCGCCGACGTGCGGACGGGCCGAAGCAGGACGGGCCGAAGCAGGACGGGCCGATGATGCCCGAGGAACTTCCAGGGGAGGCCGATCACGAACGGGCGACCGCACACGTTGCACGCCGCAACCAGGGCGTCCTCCTCCATCGGCTGGCCAAGGCTGTCCCGATCAGGCTCGCGCTGCAGGCGATCACCGGCGTGCGCGAGGGCGAGATCCTCGAGCCGGATCGTCACCTCTTCGAGGGACGCCTCGCACCAGGGGCAGAAACAAACACCGTTGGGGCAGACGCTGGACGGGGGGAAGTCGGTCATGCCGCGCCTCCCGCAGCTGCATCGCTCGCTGCCGCGCGACGGGAGACGATCTCCATCTCGACCTCGGCCAGCAGCTGCGGCAGCTCGGTCCAGCCGGCCACGACGGTCGCCATCCCGCCCGGCGGCTTGACCCGCGCCAGCCACTTGCCGGACGTCCCGCCCCGCCAGGCCGAGACCTGCCAGCCGTCATCCGTCCGCCACTGCCGGTCGCCGCAGGCGATGAGCGCCAGGCCGCTCATTCCGCACCCCCGTCGAACAGGGGCGCGAGCGCTAGTCCGCGCTTCAACCGCTGCAGGTCGTCGGCACGGCTCAGCCTCGCCTTGGTCCCCACGCCGATCGGCAGGGTGATGTTGCTATCGCCGAACTCGGCGCGCAGCCGATCGACCGCCGCCACGATCGGCAGGTCGGTCTCCGGCTTCACCCAGACGAACCAGCTGTAGGCGGTGGCGGTCCCGCCGCCCTTCTTGGTCGGCCGGCCGCCGAGCGTCATGGTCACGCGCTCAAAGAAGGGCGCGTGCACGGACAATGGCTCCGGCCCGTAGAACAGGGGGTAACGGCCATGGGAGTCGAGCCAGGCGCTGCGGCAGAGCATCGCCACGCCCCGACGCGCCCGCTGCAGCCCCAGCTGGACGAACTGCGCCGCCGTCTCGAAGGGCGGGTTGGTGACGACCCAATCGACGTGACCCCAGTCGTCCGCCTCCTGGCCGAGAAAGTCGCAGGTCGGCCCGGCCCCGAAGTCGTGGATGTCGGTGCAGAGCACGCCATCCTTGAAGATGCTGAACAGCCCGAGCGCCATATGGCCCTGGCCGCAGGCCGGCTCCCAGCAGCTGCCGCCGTGAGGGTCCAGCCGCCGGATCAATTCGCCGCCGGCGCGCGCCGCCCACGGCGGCGTGGGGAAGAAGTTGAGCTTGCGCCACAGGGCTTCCTCGGGGGTATCCCCCTCGACCTCGCCCCGCGCCCGGTCGGCCATCACCGCGCCGGCGCCCTCTGGTTTCAGCCGGCTCATGCCGTGCCTGCCTGGGCGTCGCCGCCCTCGCCCCAGATCCGTTTGATGGGCCCGGCGTAATCGGCGTTCAGCTGGTAGCCGACGCCCCAGATGGTCTCGATCGACCGGTGCAGCCCGAAGGCCGCGAGCGCCGCGCGCACTGCGCTCATGCGCACGTCGACGATCTTGGTCTGCACCTCCTCGTCGCAGCCCAGCACCTCGAACAGGGCGTCCCGGCTGAAGACGTGGCCGGGCCGGTCCACCAGGGCCAGCAGCACCCGCGCATGGGTGAGGGTGAAGGCGCGGCTGTGGGCCGCCGGCAGCGCCCGCATGGCGTCCCGGCACCGCACCAGGCGGGCGGCCTCGGCGAACGCGTGGCGGTCGTCGCGCGCCGCCCCCTCGTGGGCCGCCAGCTCTTCCTCGAGCTCGGCCACCCGCCGGCGCAGCCGTTCGATCTCGATGTCGCGGGGGTCGCGGATCATCGGCCGTCCTCCGGGAACATGCGGCGCAGGAACCGGCTCATCCGGCCGGCCGCCGCCGGCGTCGCCCGCCGGCCGGCGTTCAGACGCGCCACCGCGTCGGGGACCGACCGGCCCACCAAGGCCCACAGCGCCAGGTCGACCTCCGCCCGCGTCCGCCCCAGGGCCTGGCCGATCGCCGGCAGGTCCGCATTGCTGGCCGCCAGGGTGTAGAGCGCGGCCAGCCCCTCCGTGGTCCACGGCCGCCCGGACTCAGTCATGGGCGCGCCCCACGGCTGCCGCGAGATCCGCCGGATGCAGGTCGAACAGCGCCGCGACCTCGTCCAGCGGCCAGCGGGCGGCGAGGAACCAGCCGCACCACCGCCGCACCCGCGCCGACACCGGCCGGATCTCGCGCGCCTCAGTCGGGGAGGGCGGGACATGGGGGCGGCGACGTGCAGTGCCGGGCCGGGCCGGGCCGGGCCGGAGAGGGAGCGCGCCAGCGGCGGCGGGTCAACCGCCGCCGGCGCCGCGACCGCCACGGGGGCGGGGGCCTCAGTGGCGAGCGCATCGAGGGCGTCCAGCGCTTCAAGCGCCCGGACGACCCATGTCTTGCTCCGCCCCATCACCAGGGCGATGGAGGCCGGCTCCATGCGGGCGCGGCGCAGGGTCTGCAGATCGTCGAGGTCGGCGCGGTTCATGCCGCCCTCGCCAGCCGGCGACCCATGGCTTCGCGCTCTCTCAGGTCAGACATGGCGCGCCTCACGCCGTACCCGACCCGACCCGACCCGACCCGACCCGAGGAGGGAAAGTGGCCGCGCCGTCGTGTCAAGCGCTGCCCGCGCTAGCTCCTGGGCCACCCGCGCCTTCAGTCGGTCCGCCAGCACCTCCCAAGCCGCCACGCCCTTGGCCCGGCGGGTGACCATCGCCTCGTCCATCTCGTGCTCGAGGTCGATCTCGTCGAAGGCCCGCAGCAAGGGCTCGCCCAGCTCCCGCCACTCGGCGTTGCCCCCCACCAGCGCGACCAGCGCCTTGATGATCGCAGCGCTGAGCGCCCCGGGCCGATGGTTGGCGGTCTCAGTCACGCAGGTCAGGGCGGTGATCACGACGTCACGGCCATAGGTCCGCAGCGCCTGAGCGATGGAGCCCAACGCCAGGGTCTGGCCCGGCTCCAGCCGCTCCACCACGCGCGGGTAGCGCAGGATCTCCACACCCGCCGCCCGGGCGACCTCCTGCACCTCCACCGCGGCCGGATCCCCGGCGGCGACGGCGGCGTGCTGCAGCGCCAGGCTGTGGATCCGCGTGACCTGCCCGTTGATCGCCTTGAAGGCGGCCGCCTGCTCCACCGGGCTGGCGACCACGACCTGGCAGGGCACGCTCTCAATGCCGAGCAGGGCGGCCGCGGTCGTGCGGTGCTGGCCGTCGATGATGGCGAACTGTCCGCCGGGCACCGGCGCGACGATCACGGGCGCGAACTTGGACCAGCAGAAGCCCTCGGCGATCCGGGCCACGTTGGACCGGCCGGCGCCGTAGATGGGCCGCTGGTAGGCGTCGTCGACCACCATCTCGGCGATCTTGATCCATTGCAGCATGGGCGCCGCGCCGGCGTCGGGCGAGGCGGCCGGCGCCTTGAAGCCTGAAATGTCGATCGGTCGCATTCGTCCCTCCCTGCCTGTGGTCAGCCGTCCAGATCCGCGCGGAAGCGCCGGGCCGGCGGCGCGGCGGCCGCTCCCTCCAGGCGCGCGGCGCATTCGGCCGCCAGCGCGCCCAGCTCGGCCGCCATCTCCTCGCGGCCGCGGGCGGTCTGGGCCAGGAACTGGCGCGACCGGTTGAACAGGCGGACGGCGAGGCTCGCCTTTGTCGCCGGCGGGTCGAACACCACCGCCTTGCGCGACCGCTCCACCGCCGCCGCCAGCTCGGGCGTGGCGCGCCGCGGCGCGGCCGCCGCCCGCTGGGCCGTCTCGATCAGGCGCCGCCAGACCTTCAGGTCCTCCGGCGTGGGCTGGATGGTGCGCATCAGAGGGCGCGCCCCCGCCGCAGAATGTCGGGATCGCCGCCGGGCCGGGGTGAGGGACGGTCGCCCGGCCCGGCGGGACCCGCAGCGCCGTGGTCATCCGCCGGCGCGCGAGGGGGGAAGGGTGGCATGCCCAGGGCGATCCGGACGCGGCGCGCGTTGGGCGCTACGGGCGGCCGGGCGCTCACTGCACGTCCTCCGGCACGCGGCCGGCGCAGCCGCCCGCGCCGCCGGCGACGCTGGCCGAGCCATGGACGCCGGCGGCGGCGGACGCGTGATGAACCACGTAGACGCACACCCCCTGGGGACGGCGGGCGCCGCCGAAGGCTGCGACCAGGGGAGCGAGCGCCACGGCGACGGCGTTTCGGAGCGCGCGGACCGGCGTCACTGCACGTCCTCCGGCACCCGGTCGGCCGCGGCCGGGGCGCCGATCCGGTGCGGCGGGTAGAAGCTGCCCGCGGCCACTTCGCCGCCCGTCAGCTCGACCACCACCTCCATCGAGTCCTTTTCTGGGATCCGGCGGTCAGGGTGGTCGAACGGCAGGCACCAGCACCGAACCGTCTCGTGGCTGACGCCGAACAGCTCGCCGGCCTCGCGCCAGTTGTAGTTTCGCCGCCACAGCCACAGCGCGAGCGCGGGCCGGGCGATAGGCTCTTTCACGTCGCCATCGGCGGGCATGAGGCCGGTCTCCCGAATCGTTTCGCTTGCAGGGGGAACTGATTTGCTGTCGAAGACAACAGAATGTTGTTGTCTAGGTCAGCATGTTGACGGTCGCAGTAGACAGCAGGCCCCGACCATACCGCTGGGCTATGGCCACCAAGCCCAGCCCGTCGTCCGAGGTCGCAACCTACGCCGAAGCCCTTCGCCGGCTTCGCGAGCGTCAGGGCATGAGCCAGGAACAGGCGGCCAAGCGGCTAGGGCAGACCAAGCAATCCTGGCAGGCCTACGAGGCCGGCGAACGCCAGGCGATCCTGCGCATGGACCTGCAGGATCGGCTCATGGAGGCCCTTGGTCTAACGCGTGCCGACCTGGAAGAGGAGCACGATCAGATCGCCCGATCTCCGCGGCCCGCGCGATCGGCCGGGGCTGCGCCGCTCCCGCCGCCCAGCCTCCAGCTCCCGGTCTGGGGACGTGCAAAGGCCGGGGCGCGCGCGGCCCTCGTCTATGACATGACCGAGCCGGAGGAGCGGGTCGATCTGGGCTGGATCGCCGGCCGCAACAGCGGCGCCCTGCGCGTCGCCGGCGACAGCATGACGGGCTATGTGGAGAGCGGCCAGCTCGTCATCTACGACAAGTCGCGCTGGCCCCGTCGGGGCGAGGGCTGCGTGATCGAGACCCTGACGGGCGAGCTCTACGTCAAGGAATACGTCCGCTCCGACGACAAGACGCTGCACGTGACCCAGCGCTTCCCAGAGGCCTCCCTGGAGTTCGCCCTGTCGGACCTGCAGGGGGTCTACGCCATTCGCCTGCGCGGGGACTGACGCCTAGAACCGCTCCGGCAGATCGCGGCGGTAAACCTTCCGGAATATCCGCCTAGCCTGCTCTCGCGAGGCCATGAGTTCTACCTGATCCAGGCGACCGCAGTAGAGGCGGACGTTCGCAGTGTCCGTGTCATCTACCCGCTCGCTTCCCGACGCAATGATCACGGTGTACCAGGCGCAGCCTTGGGTCTTGTTGAGTTGGGCCGCGCCATCGCAGCCGGTGCTCAGGCAGAACCCGACGTTCCGCTGCGCTTGATAGTCGGCGCGCCAAGCCTTTGCCCAATCGCGGATAAAGCTCTTCTGCTGAGCGTCGCAGAAGGTGTTGGGGTCGGCCCCGATGCAGGTCGCATAGGGAGCCTCAGCAACACCAGCAGGCAAGGCCTCCGAGGTCTCCTTCTCGGGCGTCTCGATTGGCTTGTCCGTCATGACAAGGGCGGGCTCCGCGGGAGCAGGCTGCCCGACCGGCGCTGGGGCTTCTACAGCCTCTCCAGCCGCCGACGCCCGCGTCGAATCGTTTTGCTGTCCCGAGCAGCCTGCCAGGATCGCCGCGGCCACCATCGCGCATCGCCAGATTGTGGATCCCATCGTCATCTCCACGTCAGGATGCAGCTTATGGGGCTGCAGGCGCAGGGACCTAAGAATGTTGTTGTCCAATCCGGATTGACGAAGACAGCAAATCGTTGTCTCTGAGCGGGGTCAGCCGCACCCAAGCGGCGAATCAACCCCACGGAGACCGCCGGTGATCGGCATTTCCCCCACCGCCCCCCGCCTGCCCGTAGGCGCGGCCGTGCCGGCCCAGCCGCTGGCCGTCTGCTGGAACGTCCCCGCAGGCGTCTTCATCGTCTCGCTCGACCGGCCCGGCCCCGCCGAGCCCTTCGCCGGCGACCCGGCCGCCATCGTCCGCATCGGCCGCGGCCGCAGCCCCCTCGTCGCCCTGTGGCGCTGGCTCTGGGGGCTGGCATGAGCCGGCGTCCGGTCGTCGGCCGCAAGCATGTCGCGAACCTTGCCGCCGGCCTGACCATGACCGGGAAGGTTCGCCGACCGCCGCCCAAGGGACAGCAGCTGCACCCCCACGAGATCGAGCCGGGCCGTCCGGTGCCGAACGACTGGGACAAGCATCTGGTGGAACCCTGGGCGGAGCGGAAGGCCCGCCGCGCAGCCGCCAAGGCCAAGGCGCGGCCGTGACCGACGCCCCCGCCAAGCGACACGTCTCCATCCACCTCGCCCCCTGGGCGCCGGACGTGGATCCCTTCCGGCTCGCCGACGACCGGCGCTGGATCCATCACTGGAGCGTCACCCCGGCGCGGTCCCTCGCGGCCCTGCTGGACCGCCTGGGCCGAACGCCCGCCGAGATCCGCATCAAGCAGACCGCGCTGCAGGACGTCGCGATCGGCGCCGAGGTGACCGGCGAGGGCGGGGTCATCGAGGTCAAGCCCCTGGCCTTCGTCTACCAGGGCCTCACCGAGGCCGAGCTGAAGGCCGCCCGGGCGGAGCTGATCCGCGCCGGCTGGCGGCCCACCCCGCCCGGCTGGTTCGACGAAGCCTCCGCCCCCGCCCCTGCCGTCGGGGCCGCGGCATGACCGTCTCCCTGCCCCGCCAGATCCTCTGGGCCCGCGGCCAGGTGGTCCAGCGCCGCCGCATCCTCGCCGGCGTCGCCGGCCGCGCTCCCGCGTCGGCCGTCCGCGCCAAGGCCGAGCACAACCTCGCCCTCGCCGAGGCGGTCCTCGCCTCCCTCGAACAGCGCCAGGCCGAACGCCAGGCCGCGCGCGCCACCCCCCGTCCGGAGCTTGCCGCCCATGCTTGAGCTCGCCGCCCAGAACGCCCCCGTCCTGCGCTACCTGCGCGACAACCCCGCGCCTGAAACCCTGGCCGCCTTCGCCCAGGCCGTGGGCCGCGACCGCACCAACCTGCGAAAGACCATCGCCGTGCTCGAACGCGACGGCCTGGTGACGCGGCAGAAGCCGGAGGCGAGCCCTATGCTCACCGACGACGCGCGGCGCATCCTCGCCGGCCTCGACGTCGCCGAGGGCCTGGCCGCGCCGCCGGCGGGGGAGGGGGTGTTGCGACTGCCGATCACCGTCTTGCGCCTCAACCCCTTGAACCCTCGCAAGCTGGACAATCCGACGGCCGAGGAGATCGAGGCGCTCGAAGGGTTGGCGGACTCCATCGTCGAGACAGGCTTCGAGTTGCTGGTCCCCCTGCTGGTTAGCCAGCCCGATGCGAGCGGCGCTCGCACGCTCCTCGCCGGCGAGCGGCGGTGGCGGGCCATCCAGAAGCTTCGCCTGCGCGGCGAGTGGCCCGAAGATCGATTGGTCGCCTGCATCGAGCGCAGTGTTCCGGAGGCTGATCTCGCCGCTCAGACTGCTTTCGTCGCCCTGGTGGAGAACGGCCAACGGGAGGCGCTGGACCCGCTGGAAGAGGCGGAAGGCTACATCGCCTTGACCGCTGCGAATGCTTGGTCGATCGCCGAGGCTTGCCGTAGGACGGGCCAGGAACACAGGACGCGTTCGATCCAGGAGTGGATCAAGGTCGCACGCGAGGCACGGCCGGAGGGCATCGCCCGCTTCCGCGCTGGCGAGATCACCGCCGAGGAGCTCCGCCACAGCGTGCGGCAGCGTTCGGTTCTGTCGCCGAAGATGGCTCTGGCGGTGGCCGAGGTCGCGGACGCCGTCGCCCGCCATGGGGCCAAGGGCGAGGTGGTGATCCAGGCCGTAGCCGGCGGCGTCTTCCCCGACCTTGTGCGCGCCGAGTTGATCACCCATCGCCACCTTGGAGATCGCCAGTATGTGGGCCTGGGCGCGGCGGCGAAGGCGTGGCTGGCCCAGGGGCCAGCCGAAGCTCTGGCGGGAACGGGGCGGGACGAAGCCCTGTTCGAGATCCGCGCCCAGGTGATCGGCGAGGGGGCCGCCCGCGAACTGGCCCGCCTCGACACCTACGCGACCCAGTGGCTGCGCCAACCGAAGGCCGAAGGGATAAGGCCGGTGGCTGAGCCTGTTGCAGCGGTCAGTTACCAAGAACAGCGGCGACTGGAGATCCTGGAGGGCTGCGCGAAGTTGAACCCCAAACAGCGCCTCGCCCTGGTGGAGCTGGGCGACAAGGTCGCTCTCTACCCGGGTTCTTGGCCTTCGGCGACCGAGACGGGCGAACACCATCCGGATCCGATGCGCCTCGCCGGCGTCCTGATCAGCCTGGGCGGCGGCTTTTCCAGCTCGCCGGCGGTTGGCGGCGGGCGGCTGCATGAGACGATCATCTCGGCGACCGCGATCGAATGGCTCAAGACCCAGGGCCTCTATACGCCGGACGGCGATCGCGAGGAGATCCTGCACCGGGTCCGCCGCGAGGCGGGGATCAAGCCGATCGACCTCGTGCGTATCGCGCCAGGCCAGTACGCGACCCCTTGGCTCAATGTCGGGCAGGACGCCCCGATCCCCACGCGGTCCCTCGCGCTAATGCCGGAGGACCCCGCCAACCCCCTGGTGGTCGACGGCCGGCAGTTCCCCAACATCGTGCGCGCGAACGACGCTCGCCTTGGCCTGGCGGGCGGCGCGCCGATGAACAGTGGATCTCGCCCCGCGCCCGCACAGGACGCCTCCGCCCGACCGAAGGCGCAGGCGGACGGAGCGGAGACCATCGACCTCGAGGACAGCCTCGCCCAGCAGGTGCTGGCGCAAGTGATCGCCGAGGAGACTTGCCACGCGCCTGGCGGGTGGAACCGTTGGACCGCGTTAGCCGAGACACTCGGATTGCCCTTCCCCTGGTCGTTCGGAGTTGGGGACAACGCGGGCTCGATCTTCGCCGCCAATGAGGCCGAAGTCGCCACCATCGACGTCAAATGCGAGCTGCCCGCCGCCCTCGCCGAGGCCCGCGCTCGCTTCCTGCTGCTCATGATTGGCCCGACGGACGCGATGATGGCCACCGCCCGCCGCGATGCGACCGCCGACCCCCAACCCCAAGCCGCCGAGGCCTGACCCATGGCCGGCTTCCCCTATGGCGCGGAGGTCCGCGCCGCCATCGCCTACTTCAGGAGGCCCCGCATGTCCGCCGGCGTCGACTTCGCCGTCCACCCCCACCTGGGCTCGGGCGACAAGCCCAAGGTCTTCCCCAGCCTCGCGGCCCTCTGCCTGTGGATCCACGCCCAGCGCGGCGAGGCCGGCCTCGAGCTGCAGGACCGCGACCTGCAGGTCCAGGGCAGCGCGGCCCCGGTCCGGGTCGTGGAGGTCTGGCTGCAGGACCTCGGCGGCGGCCGCGGCCGCTTCCTCGGCTACGTCTGGCTCAAAGGCTGCGGCTGGCAGGCGCTGCAGATCTCCCTCCGCGAAGCCCGGCGCGACCCTACCCCGCACGTCGAGGCGGCGTGATGCGGCGCATCGACCGCAAGACCGGCCTGCCCTACGGCGACCATGGGACCGCCAACGAGGCGATCGACTATCTCCTCTCGCCCGAGGGCGCGCAGGCGCCGGGCGAGGAGACCATCTTCCTTCGCTGCTGGCGCGAGGGCGCGGACGCCGATGAGTGGCCGGACTACTACGCCTGGCTGCGCGCATTGCGGACGGCCTACCCCGTCCCGCTGGAGGTCAACTGGCGCCTGGTCGCCGCTATCCTGGCCGGCCTGGTCGTCTGGCGCGAACTGCTGTCCCTGGCCGCCTGGCTCCTCGGCGGGCGCTGGCCGTGACCGCCGACGCCGCGCGCGCCGCCACGACGATGCTGGCCAGCGGCCTGCTGCGCCTGGCCGACGACCTCGGCCAGGCCGGGCGCAGTCTCGCCCGCGTCTACAGCGACCTCCCCGAACCCCAGCGCGCCGAGGTCGATCGCATCCTCGGCGCCGCCGACTACCCCCGCCAGCAACGCGAGCTGCAAGCCCTCGCGGACGGATGGCTGGACCAGCTGAAGAAGGAGACGACGCTTTGACCCAGGAACACCGAGACATCGACGCCGTGGTAGGCGCGCGCCTGCGAAAGGCCCGCCTCGCCGCCCGGATGAGCCAGACCGAGCTGGGCGACGCCATCGGCGTCTCCTTCCAGCAGGTGCAGAAGTACGAGCGGGCCGCCAACCGCCTCAGCGCCTCGATGCTGGTGCTGGCCGCCCGCGCGGTTGGCGTGCCGGCGGCCCGCCTGCTGCAGGACTTGGACGGCGACGCGCCCGTCGACGCCGGCGCGGCCGCCCGCCTGGAACGCGCCGAAGCGCTGCTGCCCGAGCTGCACCAGGTTCCGAACCTGACGGCGGACCAGCTGGTGGCGCTGCGCCAACTCTTCCGGATATTCGCCGACCAGCGGCATGGCGGCCCGTGGCGCGGCGCCGTGCGAGCGCCGCTCGCAGCCGGGGAGGTGGCCGGTCATGGGTGAGCCCACAACTCGCCGAATTCAGATCGACTTTCCGACGCCTGTCGACATGCCCACCCAGGCGATCGTGACCATTCACCAAGGTGTAGAGGAGATCTGCCGCGCCTTCGAAGCCGCTCATCCCGACATGGTGATGTGGCCGTTCGGCTCGGGCGATCTGCCCCTCGTGAACTGGTTCATGGTCGACGAGGACAACCCGCAGCAATTCGACGAAGCGGTGTTCCAGATCGAGGTCGCCGCGCGCGAAGCCCATCCGAGCGAACTGGAACGTCGGGCGAAGGCTCGGAGGCTAGAAACGAGAGGCGCCCTCTTCGACGCGGCGCCGAACCTCCTGTGGTTCGCGCGCAACCTGCTGTCCGCGCTCGACGACGGCCACATCCGGATCGAGGTGGCCAATGCCGCCGACCCGGCCAACCCGGATCTTCTCGACCGGATCCTGCGGCGAGGCCGAGCGGCGGTCGATCGGACGATGGGGACCTGAGCCGATGATCTCAGGCAACTATGTCGCCCGTTTCGCCGAGGCGTCCCATGCCCTCCCGCAGGGGATGCACTTGAACGCCGACTATCCGTTCATGCTGCCGCGGATCGCCAAGATCGAAGCGGGGACCGTGACCATCGAGGAGGGCGGCAAGTCCACCACCTTCGAGATCGTGCGCCGCGGCGATCGCGAGGTCGGCTTCATCGAGCAGTCATCGTCGTTCGAACGCATCTTCGGACGGCGGGCGCAACGGTTCGAAATGCAGCCGTTCAAGGATCGCTCGACGCCGGCGGTGGACGCCAGAGGAGCGCCCGATGAGCAAGGCTGACTACGTCCGCAGCCAGGGCCAGACCCGTGATCACCACTGCCATTGGCCCGGTTGCACCCGTCAGGTGCCGCCGGCGATGTGGGGATGCAAGGCGCACTGGTTCAAGCTGCCCAAGGCGCTGCGCGACAAGATCTGGCGGACCTACAAACCCGGCCAGGAGATCTCGCAGACCCCCAGCCGCGCCTACGTCGAGGCCGCGCCGAGGTGCAGGCCTGGATCCTCGAACACGGCGGCGGGCCGATCCCGCCGGCCCAGCCGGAGCTGCTGTGATGGCGCACGACCCGCTCAAGAAGCTGCGGGGCCGGAACAAGCCTGACTTCGCCAAGGCCCATGCCCGGGTCGCCGCGTTGCAGGCGCGTCTCCCCGCCGGATCCACAGCGGCGGCGGTCTCGGTCCACCTGCCGGAGGTGGCCAGCGTCACCTACGACGCCCTGGAGGCGATCGCCGGCAGGCGGGTGGACTTCAGCCTAATCGTCTGGACCGAGGGCCGGTTCCAATACATCAGCACGGCTGACCGCAGCGACGTGAAGGGGGCGTTGCTGAAGCTGCTCGAAGGTTGGGACGCGGGTATGCCCGACCTCCCGGCCCACGAGGTCAGCTGAGATGTCCCGCGCCGCGGCAGATGTCCCCGAGGCCTGGCCAAAGCTGCTCACCCGCGAGCAGCTGTGCGCCTACCTCGGGCACATCTGCGCGGCGACCCTGGCGAAGGTCTGCCCCGTGCCGCCGGTCGATCTGGGCGCCAACGTGGTCCGCTGGAACCGCGCCCAGATCGACGCTTGGCTGGACGGGCTGCCCCCGCGCTTGCCGCGAGGGGAGGGCGCGAGTCAGGATGCGCCGACGCCCGCGGCGATCGAGGCCGCCGTCATCGAGCCGAACGACCGGCGGCTGACGGCGGTGGAGAAGGCGCGGGCGAGGGCGCTGGGCAGGACGGCGGGAGGCGGGAAGCGGAACAAATGGCCAAGGTCCCCCACGTCCAGCGGATCCGCCGCGCGAACGGGCAGCTAGATCTCTACTTTCGCAAGGGCGGCTACCGCGAGGGGCCGCTGCAGGCGGCCGACGGCACCGACGCCCTGCGCGACGAGGTCGCCGCGATCCTGGCCCGCATCGCCAAGGCCGAGGCGGCGCAGAAGCCCCGCGCCGGGACCGTCGGCGGGCTGCTGGCTCAGTACAACCGGTCGCCCGAATTTCTGTCCAACGCGCGCTCGACCCAGGCCGAGTACCAGCGGCTGATCGACGAGCTGACCGAGGACTGCGGCGCCGTGCTGCTGGCCGACGTGTCGCCGGCCTGGCTGCGTGACATGCGGGAGGCCTGGGCGCTGCGGGGGCACAAGGCCGCCAACGACCGCCGCCAGGTGCTGAAGAACGCCCTGACCCCGGCCATCGAGGACGAGCGGATCCAGACCGACCCCTTCGCCAAGGTCGGCAAGGTCAGCCGGCCGAGCGACGCCGGCGAGAGCCACCCCACCTGGGAGGACGCCGAGGTCGAGGCCGCCATCGAGCTGGCGATCGCGCGCAAAAACTTCGGCCTCGCCCGCGCCGTCGCCCTCGGCCGGTACGGCGGATTCCGGCGGGGGACCATCTGCACCATCCCGCTGCGGGCGCGCGTCGAGGGTTTCGACCTGAACGGCCGGCCGGAACGCCGGCTGAACTGGATCACCGAGAAGCGCAAGGTGCTGGCCGACAAGCCCGAGGACGGGCGCCTCACCGCCCTGCTTGCCAGGACGCCGAACCAGGCCCTGACCATCGCCTACAACTTCAACGGCGTCCCCTGGAAGCCCCGGCAGCTGAACCAGGCGCTCGACCGGCTGATCGAGGCCCTGGCGAAGAAGGGCAAGGCCAGGGACACCCTGACCATCCATGGCCTGCGCCACGCCCGCGGCGTCGAGCTGGCGCTCGCCGGCGCGAGCGACGCCGAGATCATGGCCCAGCTCGAGCACGCCACCGATCGCGCTGCGAAGATCTACCGCCGCCAGGCCGACCGCCGAAAACTCGCCGACGCCGGCCAAAAACGCGTCGACAACGTCGTCGGCCTGCGCGCCAGGCGGAAGGCGAAGGCGGCGAAGCAGAACCCGGCGTGA